ATTTATAACCAGTACCATCGGCATCGTAAAAAATATGCCCTTTATATTTATCGGAGGCTCTTTCTACCGTTACTCCATCTTTAGTTACTGCAGTTTTTTTCATTTATTTTAATTTTTTATAATCCAAATGCTACTGCTGGTACAACTCCGCAATCAACGAGAGTATATTGTCCCAGCCAATTTTTTTCATAACAGAGTCCGTTTGCGTCTACCCAGTACGCACCATTCCAGTAAAAGCCACCGCCACCAATTACAAATGGTCTTCTTCCTCCACGATGACCACCAAAGTGTCCACCGCCACCGTGTCCGCCACGACCTCCACCGCCTCTATGTCCGCCTCCGCCTCTTACGTTGGATACAGTATCATCGCCATTAGATAACACTTCATTGGTTGTGTTTGTTATCCGTATTATTGGGTAAGCTGTTATTATTTTCATAATTAATTTATTATTTTGAATGCTTGGTTATATGCGAAAATAGGGCAGTTATACCCAATACGGATACAATAAGAGCAAGAGTTTGAATACGGTTGTGCCATAACATTTCCGTGCTTTTCTTTTCAAGACTTACGAGTCTTTCTTGTGTACTAATATCGGAATTATTTTCCACCTTTTTTCATTTTTTTATAAACTACAAAACCGATGATTCCGAGTACTACTACAACACCGACTGCTATGCCGATTTTTGCTCCAGTACTCATTCCCTTTTCAGATCCTCCGCTTGGAGTGTCTTTTGCGAGTGCGTTTGCCAAAGCAATATCTCCAGCAACACCTTTCTCACTTGCCTTTGCAGACATCTGCTGGGCTTTTGCCTGATCACGTTTCGAGAGATTTTTCTGCAGTTGACCTTGTGCTTTTAAGCCTCTGGCTTCTGCTTTTGACTTAGCTCTTAAGTCTCTTCTTGCGTTTCGTCTTGCCCTACTTTTTGCATCCAGCCCAAAGAGGTTATAATAATCCTCTTCGTTTCCCTCGCCATCGAGGTGCGAAAACACCCTTTGACCAATAAAGGCTCTGGTTGTTTTGTCTTTGAAGCCACCCTCTGCACAAAAGAATTCATTTAAGTCTCTGCCATTATAACTCTGTAATCCCTTTGTATATACATAGTCAAGACGTGTCCCATCAATGCCTTGAGTAAACTCGTCCTTTAGGTTTGAATTGCTATAATTCATAATCGGTTATTTTTTCTTAATTAATGTTTTGTAAATTATAAATAAAGCAACCATCACCGCTACCGTAATACCGATTGTGATCGCTGGATGTTCTTTGATAGTATCAACTCCTTTTTGTACTCCCTCGTTAATAGCTTCCGTTACTTGCGTAAAAGTAGACTTGGCATAATCTGCCTCTTCTTTCCGCCTTCCCCGTAATAGTTCTTGTTGTTTTGGAGGTAATTTTTTGTTATCGTTATAAGTACTGGTTACGATTGCGTCTGCCAGTTTATTTACATCCCCAGTTTTTGCAGATTCCCTAATCGCTGGTTTTGTAATACTACCGTAATTATACGCAATAGATAATAGGGCAGTACGAGCTGGTTCTGGAAGCTTGTTATAAGCATCACCTATTTGTCTTTTTACTACTGGCTCGAAATCTTGTTTAATTCTTCTGGCAATGTCTTTCTCTGCCATTTCTCGTGTTGTAACATCTGTTTTTACAACTTTTCGAAACGTACCATCTGGCAGAGTTATAGTATCGCTACCGTATCCGAGTCTGTATGCGTTTACGTCCCAATAAGGCTTACTGCTATAACCCTCGAATTTTTTTATAAAATTTGCTACGTTATCGTAAAATGCCATAATATTTTTTTATTCTATATCATTTATAAACAATGCTATTTTCTCTCCACCTTGTTTTATTAATGAATTTGGAGGACTCCCAGCCCGTAAGCCTTCCTTTGTCCTCGATTCAATAGCCACTTGCACAAGTTGATTGGGATCAGTTATTCCTTTTGCAACTGCAGATGAGAAGTCGGAAGCAAATTTTTGAAACCACCCCGATCCGTTCCACGTTGCATAAATAAAATTAAACAACAACCGCTTGTCGCTGTTTACAATATCTCTCGCATTGGGAGATAAATAACGCTTTGCTAAAGCCTCATATTCTGGCAACATTATATTGCCAACATAGACCTTTAACTGTTTTGCTAAAGCACCTCCTTTGTAATTCCATTTCCAGAGTGTCTTTGCATTAGCGTCATCGATTGCCTTCCAAAATAAAACTCCAGATGGGGTTAAGTTGATCCGCCCCCCAGCTTTGCGATCTATTCCGAACATAGTTTCGCCACTATTAGCATAACGCTGGTCTTTTACACGACCATCTGCTAACATTAAAGGATGATAATAACCGCCCTCAAGTTTATCAATAACTAAAGCGGTTATTCCCTTAAATATGTTTACGTCTACTGCCATCGTTAATCTTGCTAACTAATTGATACACTCCGAGAATTACCGCAATGTGATTGCGTAATAAGAAGTACTTAAAGCGGACACTACGGAGCAATGTTGGTGTAATTCTTACTTTGTAAATAAACGTCTTTCAACGCTTTGCCATAAGAATTAGTCTCATTATTCCAAGTATAGTCCGTTACGATTGCCTTTGCCTTAATCCAGCCTTGTTTACTGGTATTTCCAACGAATTTAGCAACTGGTTTAGCCCCATCCATAACGATCTTTCCGATAACGAATTTTTTATCTACTGCTGGGTAGTTAAAAGCGTTATCTGTAGACTGCTTTGGATAAAGGTTATCGCCATTCTTAAAGTTATTGCTTTTCGCTGGGGTTGTTAGCTTAAGGTATTCAGCACCGTAAACCGCCCAAGCCTTTTGTGTAGACGTTCCGAAGTTACCGTAACCGCTTCCTTTTAAAAGGAAATTGCCATTAGTTAATGCTGGATTTTTAGCACCAACCCATTTTAAACCTTTTTTATCAAGCCAGTCTTGGAACTTCATTACTTCGGAAGGACTCGAAGGCATACCATCACCTTGTGTCACTACTGGTAGGGGTGTATTTACGATAACCTCTGGTGTAGTATTCACATTTGTCTGGTTTTGGTCTACCTTCGGCAGTTCCGATGTTAATAAGGCATCGGCTTTTTCTTTTTCCTTTGCCTTTTTACGTTTCCACAAAAGATAACCGCCTATTGCTCCCAGTACCAAAAAACTTGCGATAACGAGTATCGTCTTTTTTGTGTTTGGTTGCATAGTTCTTATTTCTTAGTAACGGTTTCTTTGGTTGGTTGGCTTTTTTTAGCTTTGATACTTGCAGAAATGATTGCACCAGCAACTGCTCCAACAAGAGTACCAACAACTAATTTCCAAGTTTTGTCAGCTTTGATAACTTTTTTAGTTACAAGGAATCCAGCAACTGCTCCAATTCCAGTACCAATAAGGTTGTGTTGACCTTTTGCGATGATTTCTCTTACTTTGTTTGCCATTTTCGTTTGATTTTAATTAAACACTATTTATTTATTACAGAATTTTAAAATTTATAAGGTATTTTCCTTGCGGTCAATATTTGATTTATTTTTTGCACATACACTGCATCCATATCATCAACAATTGCGGATGACATAGTACCCTTAAAATCTGGAGCTGGATTCCCTTTGCCAGAAGCTACTGTACGGACACCATAACTTTGCATAACTCCCAAGAGATCAAGATAAGTTGGGATAGACATAAACGCTTGTAAGATTGCTAAGTTATCCGTTCCCCAGCCATCCATTGCAGTATGAATTTTATTCGCCAACCCCAGCCATTGAGCTTTTGTTAATTTGGGCTTCTCGCCTTTTGACATTAACTGTACCAACTCGTTATTAATTTGTTGGTCTTGTTGTCTTTCGCCTTGTTCTTTAACTAAATCGGTACTCTTTTTATAAATTTTATATGCGACTATTAGTACAGCACCAACAACTACAACACCAATTAAACCCTTCGCCCAAGTTGGCATCCCAGTAAAACTCTCCTTTGCGAAATTTTGCTTTGCCATATTTTTATTTTTTTATTGCCATACGTTTTTATCTGTAGCCTCGTTATTTACCCCAGTAGCACCCTTCCAAATAGTCATATTATCAGAAGTGTTCAAGTAAGCGGTTAATAGGGTTGAACCCACATTAGCAACCGAGTGATTGGCGATAATATCACCAGCCAATGCCACTGCTACGGGAGTAAATACAAACTGAAGCGTATTTCCGACTACTGTATTATCTGGCATAAATATGTGGGGAATTACTCCACCCAATCCTACGATATTGTTTATGTTTTTACCCGTTGAATTAAGGCATTTAAACTCCCCAATAAAAGATGTATCGGCTGGGAGTGTTAAAACACCCAAAGCATAAATTAAAGGATCGTTTAAATCTAAAGTATATTGCCAGTTGCTATAACTATGCCTTACGCATCTTTTTGTATATACTACCGATACGATTTTAATATATACAAAAAAGTCTGATATATCACAATTCTCAACCTCTCCAGTTAGCGTTATACTATCCGACTCAAAGATAGCTTTGTGTTTTAATCGGTTCATTATAAAATTTCCGTTAACCGATACGTTTATCTGTACCTTAGACTGCCCGATTAAATTATTATAAGTAACATCTCCGCCACCAGCAATAGAACCTACCGTTAAAATAGAAGACTCTACAATCGTATTGTTTTCTACAAATCTTCCGTTTGAGGTTGTTGTATTTATTAAAAGTGAACTTCCATTCCCAGCCACGTAATTGAATCTTACGCTACCCCTTGTATCGTTTAATCGTATTGCACCACCAGAATTTATTAAATTAAACGATACAATTCCAGCTCCTATCGCCCCACCGCTATATGTATCGTCTTCAAGTAGTCCATCGTGTATAATATTAGAATCAAAATTCACGACACTATTTCTGCAATTCATAATACAACTACCAACCAGCTTATTTTTTGTAACAACATCTCTACCCCATTGAAAAAATAAAAGGGAGTTGAGTAATCCACGAATAAATAAGTCGACCTCATTCAACCGTTTATCTGCCCGATAAATTATTGTATTGGTAAATACGTTGTATTTAACGAAATCTGTTTCGAGAATATATCCAGTAGTATCGCTTTTTGCCAATACAGACCAGTTTACTAAGTCGGTATGTGGGGCTGTTCCCCAAGCACCAGTTAAATTAACGTAATGGAGGTTATTCCAGATAACCACATTTCCGATTACTACAGGCTGAACATTAGCCGACCATAAGCCCAGTTGACCAGCAAAGCCAACAACTCCCGTATAAACTCCTACTCCTTGAAAATCGGGGTTCAAAAACAATCCAGCACCTTGTATAGATACGGAGTTGTTTGTTACACCTTGAATAACGACACCCAAGTCTGCAAATGAGTTATCGGTTATTTTATAAAATTGTCCTTTAACTACAGTAAAGCCAGATATCAATGCCAACATTTGTGCATTTGTTAGCGTTACAATAGAAGCACCATCAATAGTTATTACGGTTGCATTATTTATCGCATCATCCGAAGCAACAACTCCAGCACCAACAAAATTTAATCTTAACCGTTGCGGTAATGCCAAGCCCTCGTCTTGTATAACGTGTCCAGCTACACCGCCACCGCCACCAGCAGTTACACTATACTGCCCAATATAATTAGTATCGCTTGTAACACGCACCACAAAACTTGATGCGTTTGCGGTCATTACATAACTCGATACCCCGTTAATTAAAAAGCCAAGAGGGGCATCAATAGTGATGTTGTTTATAGAAGCATTATTGCTTTTGTCTACAATATATAATTTCCATTGGGTACTCCATTTTCCTTGAGGTATTCCAAGCAATTGAATACCAACCGCACCAGCAGAAGTATCACATAAAAGAACACTATCGTCTTGGCGAACAAGGTTAACCAGCCCGATAATCGTTCTTATGTTATTCCCGTATTTTTGTTCAAATAAGTTGGTAGCCATTCTTATAATAATTTTTTGCTTGTCCTTGCTTCGTTAAAAAACAACTTTCTTAAATCTCTCTGCTCGTAGAAAAACGCAAATGTCACCGTATTCCCAGCGAGTACCTTATATTCGAGTACATCCATCCCATTAGGAATAAATGGTCGGTTTAGGTTACAGTCGATATTAAAAAATACAATATCGTTTGCAACCTGCATATTATCCACTTGTAATTGCAACTGGATTGGATCGATTTTTTGTTTACCCTCAGAGTTTTTATTTTTAAAAATCAAGGGTTGGTTTATTTGTTGTTGAAGCGTTGCTCCAGCAAAAGTAAACTTAGCATTCGGGATGTGCATTGGGTTACCGAGTATGTTAAACATAACATCAGAATAACTCACCAACCCCCCAGCTACTTGTATTTTGTTGTTTAAATTTCCAGATGTAGAGTATAAATAATCAAGAGGCATAGATGGGTTAAATAACTCAACTACAAAGTCTAATGCCGAGTTGTTATTCATTGTAAAGATTAACTCTTTTAGCTTTTTACCTTTGTAGTACCCAACATTTTTTACGTTCAAAGAACATTTATCGCCCTTTAATATCATATCGTCCAGTCCTTGAACGATCACGGTTTGATCTCTTGGTACAAGAACCCTCTGAAGAGTTTTTGAGTTTTTGCCCTTGCCAACTAATTTTGCACGTCCCCCAACCAATCGTCCACTATCATCCACCATCCCAACTCCAACCTTTTTTGTCAAAGGCTTTCTTGTTTTTGGGCGAACTTGCATTGGTCTGCTTAAGGCTGGGTTTTTTTTGCGAAGTATCGGCTGGTTACCAACGGGTACTCCTCTGCGGACTGTTTTTATGGCTACATTGCCAGTTTTCCTTCGAACCTTGCCCTTCTTTGCAGTCCGATTAACACGTCTTAGCGAAGTTTTAAAGTCGCCTTTAAACTGGCTAAAATCGATATCTAAAATATAATCATCAGGGTTTTCGTCCTCGCTACCATCGTAAACCTCTTCGTTATCATCATCGGCTACTTGTTGGTCGCCCCCTGCATCGTAATATTCTTCATCGCCCTCTGCCTCAAAATACCTTTCTCCGCCTTGTTCTATGACAAAAGCATCATCCCCACTCTCTACTTCGCTTTGAGAGGCGATGCCATCATTAAGAAAATCATCAAAAATGTCTTCTTGGTAAGGGTTATATGTATTTGTATCTGCCATATTTTACATTAATTGAGCATATTCTTGATTTTCAAACCGTTTAATGTAGTCATTAATTTTTCGCATCCTTGCTATATTTTCGTCTGTTTGTGCCTTTAAAAACACATTTGCAAAAACACATATAGCATCTATTTTTGAAAAACCGCTTCCTAAATATAGATATAAAGCATTAATGTCTGCACCCGTCTCGTGTCCTATTTGTAAGCCGATCTTCGGGTTTTTCCATTTGTGACAATACTCGTGAAGTACGATGATAAACCTCATCGGGATTGTGTAGGGTACAAAACGATAAGCACTCGCTTCGATAAGACCAGTAGAATGCCCAATTCTTGCTGGGGTGCTTAACGGAGCTTTAGACATAAAGTCTCTTATGACGGGGAAGTATTTTATATTAAATCTCGCATCGGGACTCTGGTAAATAGTGCCATTTTGTTTTGGCTTTTCAAATCCACATTTTTGCGAAAAGCTAATATCTAACTGCATAAACTCTTTTGTACCCTCGTCCAGCCAGATATTAAATTTCCTTAATGGTACTTCTTCGACTTTCATTTCGAAGCTTTCATCTCTCGTATCAACCGCATTAAAACAACCGATAAGTATTCTTTTTGGAGTGACTGGGAGTGAAAAATAAATCATCCTCGATCCATCAACAACTATCTCCCTATCCGCATATTTACTATTATTACGAGCAACCTCTTGTACCCAGACACGAAACTTTTTCTTGCCACTACAGTTAATAGTGACATTCAACCTCATCTCTCTGTTATTGCTTTCGTGTATTGCAAACATTACTGTTTATTTTTTTTTGTTATTATTTTGCTACTGCTGGGGCTGGTGTGCTTGGCTTTTTAGTTGCAAAGTAGATAATTGCACCTACTACTACAACGATCCCAACTCCTATTGCGATTTTAACTCCAGTACTCATTCCTTTTTTAGCAGTTGGATCTTCTGCTGGGGCATTTGTTGATACAAGGTCTGCCTCAGATGATTGTCCTCCACCACCGCCTCCGCCCATATTTAAGCCGAGTAATTCGCCCAGTTTATCAATTAAACCAGATTCCTTTGCTTTACCCCATACACCTTTGGCTTTATCCCAGTAATATCCTTTAGCTTTTTTCTCCTTAATTTCTTTTTCAGAAGGGGTGCTGGAACTTGTTCCGCTTTCAAATGCTGGTTTACCAGTTATATTGCCACCAGAGGAGGCTACTCCGCCAAGAGCAGTCCAAAATTTCTCAAAGTCTGCTCCGTAAGTTTTATAAGCCTTTTTAGATTTTGCTCCGTATTTACCATCGACCTTAAGGTTTGCACCTTTAGAGTTTGCAAAAATATGAAATTGTTTTACTTGTGCAGAATTCTCGCCATCAATATTTAAGTAGAAATCTTGGTAGTTCTCTCTTTTCTTATTGATAATAACTGGATATGCGGTTGTTATTTTCATTGTATTTTTGTTTTTTTAGATTTCATTTTTATAAACCACCAACTGAATATTTAAAGCCAGTTTTATTTATATTTCCGCCCATTTTAAACTGTACCTCATCTCTTGAGTTTTCGACCACCTCGCCAGTATTTACATAATTAAAATCAACATCGGCTTTTTTCCCAATTTTAGCAATGCCTCGTTTTTTTGCTACTGCAAGGTTTGGTGCGTAAACGTAAGTATATAGCTGGTCTGGTTTGTTTTTTCCAAAGACATTAAAAATCGTTTGTCCTACATAAGATTTGGGTACAAGACTTTGAGTTGTTTTATCTATAATAAGCTCCTCGCCCTTTAATATTTCCAGTACAGCGTTTATGTCGTTGCGATCAACTCTGTTTTCGTGAATAAACTTCATTATACTGTATGCCTTCCGAAATTTATCAGCCTTGTGATATGCCTCAACCTCAACTGTAAACCTTGTAAAAGAATAACTATTATCAACTCCAGTATAATATTGAATTTCGCCAAGTTGTTCGAAATAATTAGCATTCGGTCTCTCCTCTAAAAAGAACCGTATGGTTGCGTAAGGGTTATTGCTTCCAGATGGGCTAAATAGTAAATAAAAGAGTTTTTTACCGCCTAAAACACCGCCTCTGACATATTTATCGTAATGTCCCTCAACGTAAGTGTCAATAGTCCAGCCCTTCTCCTCAAATTTATTAATTAAAGCAGTTTCCATATCGGTATCGTTCTCGAAAGATGTTTCTAACTGGCTTAACGATAACTCGGTGTAAGCATTCCACAAGTCTTTAATATTAGCACTCTTATCGTCAAAAACAAACCCAAACATATCGACCATTTTGCTAACAATTGCAAAAAACTCGTTATCGGTCAATGTTAATATTTTGGTTTTTACTCCCATTTTATTTTTTACTAAATCTGAATACTAAATAAGCACCCAGTAAAGCCCCAGCAACTGCTCCAATGATTTTATTTTTTTGGGTAGGCAATGCGATCCAACCTTTCTTTTCGGCAAAGTACACGCCAGCGAAGCCAACTATTCCGCCAACGATAACTGCGTCCAAGTATTTTACATTGTCTTTGGATGTTTTAGACGATTTTGTTTTGTCTACAGTAACCTTAACTTTACTCTCAGACTGACTATCACCCTCCGCATTGCTGATACCAGTACCAGCGTTAATGTCCTTTGTAATGATTTGTTTTACGCAAGATAAAGGCACTACAACCACCCCTTTGTATAACACAAAGGCTGGTTTACCTTTTGAATCTTTAAGCTCACCGCTAATAATTTCTCCTTTTTTAAAGACCTTTGCTTTAATTTGCGTTGGTCTATGAGGCATCCCAGTAGATACAACATAGGGAGATTTAAAGTCTTTTGTTGCTACAAAGTCCATTATTTCTTAATTTTTACTTTTTTTATTTCTTTTTTCGACTTCTTGTATTGGCTATAAACCAATATTCCGATGCCGATAATCACAAGTACTCCAAGAACCTTTTTCATAGCTACTTTTTCTTTTTAATAGCATAAACAACACCAACAATAAGTGCTATTGCGACCAGACTCCCTACAACTATTAACACGGTTTTGGTTGTTTTGGCTTTACGTTCATTGGCTTTAGCAATCTCTTCTTGTTTGGCTTTTTTCTGTTCCATTATTTGCTGGATCATCTGCCTCTTTGCCTCTTGTTGTTTTGCCAGAGTTTCGCTACTCCCAAACTTTTTCATTTTTTGGGTGTCCATTATTTTGTTGGCGATACCACCACCAACTTCTAATAAACTGCCAATCAGTCCTCCACCAGCATAATAAAACTCGTCATCTGATTCGCCATCGGCATCTAAGTAGTCCTCGTTCACAGTATCACTCGTATCATCGTATTGATTTGCATCAAAATATTCGTACATTACCTTATAGGTAGCCTTCATCCCCGAATCGTTAATTGCGGATTCTCCATCAGCTCCAACGACTTGATTTTTATGGCTGATAAGAAAAGATGCCCCCAGCAATAAGTTACGATTGCTGGGTGCATTATCTATAAAGGCATTAACAAGCTGGATATCGGATGCGTTATCGGGTACTGGGATATTTGCATTTCTCAATACTTCGATAAAGTCCGATTTATCTTTAATAAGATAAATCGCCAATTCACGCATAATAACCCTATTGGCTTTCTGCGTATCTCGGCTTTTTATATATTTGGCGAGTTCGCCAAAAAACTTGCTATTATCCACCTTATTATTTTTTCTTTAGTACATACTTATTAATCAACACAATTGCTACTACACCAATTGCTACACCAATGGCTATTTTAACACCAGTCGACATACCCTTCTTTTTGCCTTCGGCATTCGAGAAGTTTAAGTCAAATTTGCGACTTGCTGGTGCATCGTAATCGTCTTTATCATCGATCCCTATATATCCAGTATCTCCGTTTACACCATTAGATTCCTCTGCTGGTATAACGATTGAGTCTTGTGCAATATCTGGGTTTAATTCTGCATCAACTGGAGTTTCTGATCCGCCTTCGGAACGCTTTTGTGCCAATTTTCTTGCTGGTGCGTTTGCTAAAGCTACCTTCATACGATCACGTTTAGCCAAGCGTTTAGCTTTTCTAATTTCACGTCTGCTGTTTCTTTCTGCTTTGCCACGACCTCTTGCACTTGAATAACCCTGCAGTTTTTCTTCCAACATCTTAACACGGGCATTGCGAGTTGCAATCTGCTTTCTAAGGCTTTCTTTCATTGGTTCGCTTTTAGCGTTTGCCAATTTAAGAGTAAGGCGTTGGATATATTCTTTTTGCCATTCGATCTTTTTAGTTATTTCTTTTACCGTAGGATGTATTTTTTGTTTCACGCCATCCACGTTCAAGAAATAATCTTCAGCACCGCCAAGTTCAGATGTGAAGGAGTCTTCAGCACCATTAAATTCGTTGGTCGGATCAAATACTGCCCCGCCATCAAATCCAGATTCCTCTTCGTATCCGCCTTCATCAGCGTAACCTTCTTCTCCGCCTTTTTCTTCATAGCCTTCTTCTTCAGCGTAGCCTTCTTCTCCGCCTTGATCCTCAACATATCCGCCACCCTGATCTTCAGCATAACCACCGCCCTGATCTTCAGCATAACCGCCCTGATCTTCAGCATAACCGCCCTGTTCTTCCATTAACGGTTCTTCTTCTTCCCCCATAGCTTTACGAGCTAATTTGCGAGTTTTTCTTGTATCTTTTTGGGTTTGTTTTGCTTCGAGACGATTTGCTCTCATCCCTTGTCGTGTGGCTTGTTTATCGGCTCTACGAGAAAGCCGATTCGATGCCCTTGTCCTTTTTCTTTCATCACGTCTTTGGATTCGTTCCATTCTGCGTTTTTGCCTTCTGGCACGTCCACGTCCCCTCGCTTGTGAGAACTCACCAAATGCTTCCTCGAAAGTAGCAACTTGGATCGAGTTATCGCCAGTATTACGGGGAGATAGTGTAATAATTGTTGGCTTCATATTTTAATATTTAAGGTTAAATTATTTGCTTGGAGCTATTTTAACACTTTGGTGTTTGTCTACATAAGTGCCAAACAAAAATCCTGCAACTGCAACAACTGATGTCACCATTGCGGTCTTGCCACCTTTGTATTTTTTGTATTTAGAAAATCCGAAACCGATACCAGCTCCGATTAATCCATAAATTACAGCATTTTTAGTAAATATTCTCTTGTGCATTGGGATATTTACTACCGTTGCAGACTGCTGGGCATCTGCTCCTAAAGTTACTTCAGTTACTTCCATTGGTTTGATTTTTTTAAAATATATTAATTGTTTATCCTTCGTTGCAAATAGTTTGTAAGTAAATTTTAGACCTCTTCTTTTGCCCTCTACCAGTTTTATATCGCCATCTAATTGAGTACCCTTCTTAATGATTTTATCACTCTCGGTAAAATTATGATGTTCTAAATTTGGTATAAGAACTTCAGCGTCCTCGATCAATTCTACTTTCATATCTTGTTATCTGTTTGTTTTTAAATACAACACCATCCCAAATATTGCGACTACGCTAACAATTCCAAGTACTACAACTGTTTCCGTTGCAATTCTTTGTACTGGGATACTTTGTTCGCTACCTCCCTCTGCATTAGAGTATGTAGCATTTTTTGAACATCCGCCACAATTTGAACATCCGCCACTACAGTTTGACATTGTTTGTTTTCTGTAAGGGCAATTTGGACGTTTTTGGTAATTTGGGTTACCATCCATATTTATATATCTTTTACAATAAGGGCAATTGGGATTTCCGCAAGGGGGATGTCCTTCGAATTCTGCCCAGCCTTCGTGTAAAACAGTTTCCTTTAAAACCTTGTTTTGCTCATCCGTTTTTATTGGTTCTGGATTAGACTGTAGCGGTTCAACCTTAACTTTAGGATTGTTGTATTTTAATATAAATTCCTTATGCGGATGAATCTCCGCAAATTCTTTTTCCAAGTCGATCTTGGCTGGGGACGAAGCATAAAGTTTGGCTAACTTAATCTCCAAATCCTTAACATCCGTTGCGTTAAGCCCCGTATGTTTTTTTAATAAACCCTTTGCTTTATCGGTTGAGGCATTTGCCAGTACCGAGAGAAGCGTTGAATATTCAGACTTTTTCCTTTTATCATTCATTACGTTTATCCTTTAAAAGTTTTTTAAAAAAGGGATAAGGCATAACCCTATCCCTTTTATTTATAGGAAAATCCAGTAATGAATTAGCTCCTCGAGATGCCTTTTACATCCTGAGTTGTCTGGATAATAACTGGAGCTACGTTTTTACCGCTTAAGCGTGGGGCTCTTGCGGAGTTAATCGATGATCCTCCGTTCAGTTTAGCTTTTCCGCTAATAACTGAGATTGGGAACATAGAGATTGTAAGTAATGCACCAGCTAAGAGGTTAAAGGTTAAATAAGTGTTTCCATCAACTGTAACAGGCTTGGTAACATCGATGATGTCTGGCTGTTGTTGATAAGCGTCACGCATAATACTTAAATTCAACGGGGTTGAATAAGTTTTACCGTTTGCATCAACGTGGTTGATATTAACAGTTACTTGTAACTGGGCAGGGGTTGTACATTGAAATCTCCATTTGCCAATTTTGAAGAATTTGTTATTTGACTGGGCGAGTAAACGACCATAAGTACCGCCTTGTAAGTTGGTCAATACGATACCAACGGGGTTTCCGTACTGGGGTCCAGCTCCAAACCAATCGTTGTAGCCAAATAATACTGCGATTAAAGCACCTACGGTTGTGTTTTCGTAAGAAACAACATAAGGATCGGATACGACTTGAGGTCTTCCACTTGCAAATGACATATCGTCACCATCGATTAAAGACATATCGTCTCCATCAAAGTTGTCCATATCATCAAAATAAGCGAAATCACCCTCGTTATCGTATGAATCGATACCAGACATTCTTTCTGTACCGTTAATTGCTAATAGCAATTCTTTTTCTTTTGCTTTCATTTAGATAAAGTGAGTTTAAAAATGATTAATAAATTAAATTCTTTTTTCAGTTTTTCGGTCTTACAATTTCCGTGATTTTCGCAAATCTCAAAATGCAACATCACCATAAAGGCGATAGCATCGGTTAGGAAATAACACGACCTTTAAACCTACTACTTTTTTACTTCGGCTTTTTTAACAAGCATCGGAGCAACAAATTTCTGATGAACTGCTAATGCTACCATTACGATAACCAGCGTAGTTGCCATCTTTTTTAAATTGTCTGTTGAGAACATAGGTTTAAGTTTTAATTGTTAGACATAAAAATTATAGATACAAACTTAAACCAGTTATGCCCGAAACAAAAGTCTATAATTTAGTACACTAATATTAATAAATACCATATATTGCTGTATATGTGATATATATTATGTACAAAATCTGTACATAACATTGATGTCGTGTACAGATATATAAGGCTATTTGTTATTGGATATAATGCAACTACCTAATATCCAAAGGGAGATAATAGGTTCTTGCCTTACGCATTTCGTCTAAGCTCTTTTGTATAGCAATGCGTCCAGACTCTTTACTGGCATCGGCTGTTTTATCATCATCTTGTACAATAATACAAGTATCTGAAGCAATATAATAATTATAATAACTCATTGCAGTACATCGTAAGGCAAACTGGTCAATCACATTACCAGTTAATTCTGGGCTTTCATCAAATGCACCGACTAAATACAATAACTCTCTTTTAAAAAACACCAGCCCCTTAATTAAATTATCGGCTGGAGCAACAACGGTTATCAAATTCTCCCCATCCGTTGACAGTAATGACGAGATCTCGTCATTTTTAAATTCCGATACGATCCCAGACACCCCACTGCTTGTAATATTAGCACAATTATAAATGAGTTCTATTAGCCAGTTGGGTTGTAACACGACTCCCGTTGGAATAATGCAAATATACTCGCTTGTCGCCATCCTAAATACACTATTTAACACACCAGCAAGTTCGGTGTTTTTCTTTGTTACGTTATTGGCTAAACTATTAAAATACTCGTTTATCCTTTCGTCCTCCGTGTTATCTATTATAAAGAGTTCTACGATAATACCTCCAACCGTTTTTAAATATTCTACTGGGGCATCGGGAATTATAAACTCGTCCTTTCGTATCTTAAGCTCAAAGCCAATACTATCAAAGCAATGTTTTACAAGCCAGTAATTGCCTTTGGCTAAAAATATAATAGAAACGACTGGTTTTAAAAGACTCATATCAACCGTTATTTTGATTTTTCTGGGTTTCTATTTCTATTCCTTTGCCCATAAGCTCTTTAACCTCTGCCATTAATTTTATCATTGGGTTTATAGAGCTTTCTTTTATAAATTCATCCATCCCACGAGATAAGTTGCTTTGCCTTGCCTCCAGACGTTTAGCTTTTTTCTTTGCCCTCTTTAAGCCATTAAAAAGCACATCTATTTGTGTTTCGTAAACATCAACTTTACCCTCCAGTTCGTATATCTTTTCTAAGCACTCCGTTAAAAGCACCCTTGTTTTTCTGTATGAAAACAATTTATCCAATCGGATATTTAACATTTTGAATATTACGATTATCATACCGATACCGATGATAATTGTACAAATAAATTCTAATTGTTCTTTCATTTTAATTTGTTTTATTTTGTATATTGTTATCTAACATTTCCATATAAATACTTAACTCGCCATCGTAATAGAATTGCATTTGTGCCACTATGCTACTGGTTTTAATAATAGTATTTTTTGTCACCAGCTCCATTATTTCGACCTCGTTTTTTTCGTATTCAGATTTTAGGCAATAATCCTTTCGGATAAGATATAGCCGTTTGTAAAGGGCTAAAATGTATTTTTTTTTGATATAAATTTCCAGCCCATAACTACGCAACCAATCTGCCCATTCTGATAGATTTTTACTCATATAATAAATAGTCCCCAGCAACAAATGGCTGGGGCTTTTGATTATAAGTTAAGTCCTTTTTAAATGACTGGCTGGGGTTTGCATATAGTTTTTAATTGCAATAAAGAAATTAAATTTATGTTCCCAGTTGTCCTCAAATAATTCAAACTTTGTATCAGCAATGGCTTGTGCCATAACTTTATCCTTTTTCGCAAGGATTTTAGCGTTATTATATAGCCGATCATAGTCTTTATCGATCACATTCAGGGTTGGGGTAATTACTTTTTCGATATAGTCCTTAATATCCTTTTCCTTGTTGATAATAGATGTATGAACCTTTGCCAATTCTATATCGGTTTTAATGAGGATAATCTTTTTCTCATTGACATCATAATCGGTCAAGTTATCAACCTTTGCATCCTTAATTTGTTTAGCAACCAGTTTTTTTCTTACGTTTAAGCAATCCACAAGCTCTTTTAACTGGACTACAGATTCCGATACCGATTGTATTCTTGGAAACTTCTCTACTGGAAAATCATACGTTGTTTTTTTCATACTTATTTTTATTTAATTATTAAACTCTTGCTGATTATTATCGCTTGGATCACCAATAGCTCCACCGTCCATTTCGTTTGTCACCTCTTCTGTTTCCAGTTCAACCCCACCAAAATGTGTTGGTAGTTTTTCGCCATCCTCAAATTTGGGCTGGTCGGCATCTTTAATCTCTGGGGATTTTTGTTGTTCCTCCTGCATAATTATTTTTTGCTTTTCTTTTGCTCTGTTTGCTCTCCTTTTTGCTCTTCCTTTTTTTCTGGCTCGACTACTATCACAGTTTTCGTAACCTCAACAACCGTAACCTCATCGTTTTTTTTATCGGCTTCGGGATCGGTTTTAATATTATCCGTGCCTAATTCTTGTTCTTTTGCCACGTCTTCAATAGTTTCGGTTTTAATATCGCCTACCGTAGCAACATCTCCTACTGTTAAATCAGAACCACCTTTTGCCAGTATTTTATTTAAAAACTCTTGCGTTTTTAAAATCTCATCATCAACATCTTTAATGTCTTGGTTGATTTCGTTTTTCTCTTCGATAAGAGCTTTGCGGTTATCTGCTATTTTACATATTTTGATCCCTTCACAGCAATTAATAAGTTCCTCTCGAAGTAGTTCTCTCTCTTTTTTGAGATCTGCGAGTATCTTTTCTATTTCTTGGGTGTTTGGTTCTTTTGTTTCCATAAAATATAATTTTTTAATTCAATGTTCCATCATTGGGTAATATATCAGTAGCCTTCACTATTTCGAGGCTACCGCCTTGTTGGGCTTCTTTTATAAATGCTTCTGCTTTATCTTTATGCCAAAGACAAGCCCCCACCGATCCTTGCTTGATCCTATAAACAACCTCTTTATCTGGGTTGCTGGGATTATCTCCCTCAAAATGTACAAAGGCTTCTTTATCGTTTATAAGCCTAATAAAATATGCCTCTCCAATAAGATTTAATCCTTTTATAATATGCCCTTTACTCATTTTACAGATTATTTATAATATTTTTGATACTAAACGGAATTGATATCGGTAAACTAATCCACAATGCAATTATACCGCAAATAAACAAAAAAATATTTTTATCGGATACTACCCTTGTTGTATCTTCCAGTACTTGCTTCCGATCCGCCCTAAAAAATATAAGAATACTGGCAACTACAAAAGCTACACTCCAAATCTCGGTACCCAGCAATAATAATATCCAAAAATTCCATTCCATCGGCTAAACTTTATTTCCGTAATATTGTTGTGCATATTGTTTTGTCAGACCTTGCATAGCATCCTCAATCGGACAACCGTGCATATCTTTGTACTCACGCAAATACTTTTTATTGGTATTTAGATACTGTTTACACGCATCATCAAATTCCTTTCGGGTAAATTTGCCCTCGATTTTATTTGCAAAATTGTGTATGTAAACAAAAAACCGCTTGTCGCCACCGAAGTATCTGTTATTAACGATTAACTGGGCTATTTTAAATAATGTAGGGTTACTTACTTTGCCCTTAATATCGTTTACGTTATCTGCTTGGTAATGCATCCTTACCCAGCGACTATTTTGCCAAATTCTCGGTTCTACTGGTCTTAAAGACTGGTACGAAATCAAAACATCAACTGCACGATGCCTTAAGTTTACAATACCACCAACGATCTCTTCCATGAAGGTAACTGATAGGATGTAGGTGTTTATATCCTCCAGTACAAGCATACCGTTTTTGTAAATCTTTAACAAGTACTCTACCGCCTCTTTCTTTTCTTTAATACCCAAGTTTTTAGCATCAATCCTTCGGCATTCTATAATATCCGAGTGACACCATTTTTCCACATCTGACAAAGCGATCCTTCGTACCTCGAAATTCTCGATATCGTTTTTCGCAAATTGTTCTTTTGTGTACTCCCCATTGGTGTCGAAAATTAAACATTTTCTACCCTTTACTTTATTATAAAACTTATCCTTAACGTACTCTCGGATAACGTACATATTAAGATAGGTTTTTCCGACTCCTTGTATCCCCGTACAAGTCATCATACCAGCCTCTCTTGTGCCGACTGGCTTTATTTTATTCATTACTTCTTTCGACTGCATAATTTTAAGATGTTGTCGCTAAAGATGTTGTATCCGCATTATTGTTTTCGCCTCCCCCAGCTTCGCCCTCTCCCCCAGCTTCATCGGTTTTAGTTGCTGGATTCTCGTGATCGGTCTGTTCCTCTTCGTGATATTCTTGGGATTGCGTATTCCGTTGCTCCATTTTCATCTCTTTGAGCTGGGTAATTACGTTTTGAATTTGTTGTCCCATTGCGTAAGCCTTAACTCCCAGCCCGATTACGATTGTAGTCACTGCGTTGATTATAAGCTCTTGCATTGGCGTTGGTGCAATGCCCTTTTCAAGCATTACTTCATATAAGCTATCAGCCAAGTCATCCTCATCCATTTGGCTTATCTTAAACGATTCGTCTGCCAGTCTAACTTGACTTTTAAACCATTGTTTAACTGTAGCGGTTTGGTTGTCCTCAAGAGTTAAAAGGATTTTTAAATCGATTGTATCCTGTAGTTCGTATTCGATTAATTTATCATCCGTGATATCTTTGGTAACCCACCAAATACAGCCCATCTCGGATAATTTACAGACCGCCCTTACAATAGTCTTGGCAAACTTTTTGGTGCTTTTGCGTTTTTTCTTTTCGTCCATACTATCGAATTCTGGATTAACTGGATCGGGCTTAGAGTCCTTCTCTTTTTTATCCTTGTTATTCCCCGATCCCGATCCGCCTCCGCCCTTCTTTCCGCCATCGCTTTTGCCCTCGTCCTTTGGCATTTCGAAGCTCTCCCCAAATGTTGTTGGCTCGTTAAAATTGGTTTGACCAGTATTGCTTGACTTTTCGCCCTCCCGTTGCATTCCAGTATCCATCACGTAATCTCGTACTATTGGAGCTTCACGGTTTAAAGGATCAATATCAGACGAATAAGTATCATCGTGTTCGGTTTCTTCACCACCGCCACCGTTGTCTGTATTGTGTTCTTTCTCGCTGGATGATTCGCTGGTTTTCTCTTCCGTGTTTTGTTCTGTTTTAGTACCCTCTGCCTTTGATCCAACTTCCTCGAAATGTGTTTCATCAATAGTATATTCATCATACAATTTTTGCAACTCTCCAAAATTGGTCGCTGGATGAAATTTATCGAGATTTATACCCTTTTTTTCAAGTGCATCTTGTATCGCCTTAATGTACTTTCTCTCCTTGTAGTTAAGGTTTCCTTTTTTAACATAAATCCTTGAGTTCGACATATATTGTTTTTTAATTATTCTTTATTTTGTAGTTTTTTCATAACTCTCTCCCTTAACATTTCGATTGATTCGATCAACTCCCTATCGGGCTTGATGTTGTTGTCAAGGTTTTTATACATCTTAATTGCCGATCCCACCGTATTGTGATATTTAAAATGGAATATCGTTTTGGCTATGTATCTCGTGGATAGCCCCAGCGTATAATGTAATAAACAGAAAGCTACTTGTCTGGGCTTGGTTACATTTGGGTTTGACTTGCTATACACAAGTGCGTTAAAACTGATTTTATATGTTTCGCATACCAGCTCTAAAATATACTTCTCCGCATAATGCGTATCCTCTTTTTTGTTTATTGCGGTAACCAGAAAGTTGTTAAACTCTGGTACGGTGTAATGTTTAAGAACCTCAACTATATTTTTTAATAGTTGCTGGATTTCGGAATCTTGTAACTTTTTCGCATCCATCGTTATCTCCATAAACTATTTTGATGTTTTTACTGATCGCAACCTATACTTACCATAATTTTGCCTTGTATTTTTACAAATATATACAATTTAGGTGTACATAACTCTAATGTTGATAAATCTTAAAAACAACCTAACTTTGTTTTTGTTAATAAATATGTGAATATATGGAAGGTATTACAAAGACAGATACGAAACAGTCAGAGGATTTCAACAAAAACGAAAAACAACTAAACTTCAATCGGATCAAGGGTACAATTACCGAACTTAACGATGGCGAGAAGTTTTGCTCTATCACCCTCAATATCGGACACGAAAATATCCGCCAAGTAAACTTGGTTATAAAGAAAAATGGCTTTGATGCCATTACCAGTAAATTCAAAATTGGGCAGAAGGTGTTTGCGACTTTTTATCTCACCAGCCGATTTAAAAATGGTCGCTGGTACACAATGGCAAACGTATTATCGATTGAGGATACTGCTTAAGGTGATATCACAAAAAATGCCAATCCCTCTGCACACTTTTTAATTGAACTTGCCCTCTCGTTGAGACTTTTTATCTGGGCTTCAATAACATCTCGGCTATTTGATACATAGTACCCCTTTGATGTTGCTATTAATGGCAATAAAGAGTTGCTCCTAATATGATTAACGCATTTGCGTAATCTGGGTTCGGTCATCTTTATTTTTTTACCCTTTTTTACAAGGTACAAGTTCATATTACTTACGATCTGGGGAGCTTTGATCGGATTAGCCTCCGTGTGCGTTTTAAAGCCCTCAACCAGTATAGGTATTAACTCAAGCTCTAATTCGTTTAATTCGGCTGTAATATCCTCGAAATTAGTTATCATTTGTCAACTGTATTTATCACCTTTATTTCGTAATCGATATGTCTGCCTTTGTGTATCCCAGTATTAATTAAGTTGCAGATATCCTCGTAAAGTAATGGCATATCCCCAAATTCTGTATCGTAAATAACGAGATCGTATCTACCAACGTGCATCCGAGTAGCCTTATAATGTTTTTTTATTGATAATAATTCAAGCTCGACTGGGTTTACGCTTCGATCCTCGCATCGAAACCAAATCTTTTTGCCGATTAACTTTTCTGGGCAGAAGGTATCTTCCATAATCACTCGGTTCTTGTTTCTATAAAATGCACCCCAGATACCGAGCTATCAAAAGCACCGTTTAATAGCTTGTATAGTTTTGTAAGGGCTGGGTACTCGTCTGTAAAAAACATCTTACCATCCGTTGCCTTGTTGATTTCGTTTTTCAACTGGAGTGCGTAGTCTTTCGATATGCCCTCAATGTCGGCTTTCGTTACTCTTAATTGCATTTTGCTTATTGTTAATTATTTAATGGTAATTTTATCTAACTGAAAACTATATGTAATAGTCTTAATTGTATTATGTGGGATTGCAAGGCTAAATGGCTTTAGTGTTTTATCCATTGGCAATCCGCAAAAGGTAGAATTAATATAATCATAAAATATCCTCATTAACAAAGAGGCATCTTTTTTTTCTTCTATTTTAAACTTTATAGATACATATCCACCCTTAGGTAGCATACAGTTAAGCCTTGTATCTGGAGTTTGTGTTTTAATACTGATTATACTTAACATACTATTTATTTTTAGTTTAACTTATTTATTTTTGCCTTATTCCCAAAACATTTTATTGCGTACTCGTTATATGCTTTTACTGCATCTATTTCGTTTTCAAAATACCCTATATGAATAAGTTTGCCATCAAACTTTATTCTGGCTAAATAACGGGCTGGGCGAAAGGATACCCCAATATACTTAGAGGTCTTTTCCCTACCGATTTGTGTTTTTGAGTTTTTTTGAGTGTTGTCTGATCTTCTGATGTATATTAAATTTTCCTTTAGGCAGTTTAATGTATTGCCATCTTTAAAACATATTTGCCAATGTCTGCTAACTGGCAAACCAATTACCAACTGGTGTAAATATGTTCTAATACTATGCCCCATTAATGTTCTGGATGTTCTGGCATAAAACTTCTTTTTAACTCTGGAAGCGTGAAACGGAACATCGTGATACTTTTCATAAATATCATCATCTATTAACGCTTTTTGGTTTTGAGTTAAGGGTAAATATTTTGCCATTGCAAATTATCTTTTTTCAGTTGGTTTTGGTTGTTTTTCAGATATGGACTTTAGCCAGTACATAATAACCCCATCAAACTTTACTCTTTCTGTTAAAGAGTGTATCGGGAGGTTTATATCCATCTGTTTAAAGATATTCCAAAGAGTATCCATATTGGCTGGGGTTACCGCAACATTAATTGTTTCGGTGTATCTTTTGTCTGTATTTACGTTAAAATCCATACCGTTAAATATTGCGGATATTATCCCAGTTTTTTAGAAAGGCGATCATCAAAGCATAATCACAATGACCACCACCGTTTTCGTTTTCTATCTGAATGTATGTTCCAATCGTGTGTTGGATTACAAGCGTGTACTCACGGTTTGTTTCGTACCCACAAGAACCGTTTTGTCCCCTAAAAATTGCTTTTACTTTTTTCATTTTGCTTATTGTTAATTATATTATTAATTATTTACAGAATTTGATCCCTCCTATGTTCAAAACAGTTTTGCATATCCACTTGGCAAGTATTTGGGATAAAGGTTACTGGCTTGTTTAACTTACTGCAGACTCCGTACTGGATCATAACCTCTGATTTATCGAACTGAAACTTCATTTTATCGGCTTCGGTCAATAGGGCATCCCAGCGTTCCAGATCGTAGTATCGATCCTTGTACCATTTTGCCTTTTGGATGAGTTTATTTTTAATGGTCGTAAAGTAGTCAAATTGCCATTTATGGTGTGCCTCTTGCGATGCCTTAAACTTTTCGATATCACGTTGTAAATGTTTACAGTCGTTGCAATTGCAATCAATTTTCTGGAGCAGTATAAGACTCTCTTTATCCACGATTAAAAATCTTTAAATTGTTGCTTTGCTTTATCTAATTTATTTAGCCATTCGTTGAGTTTTTTCTTTGACCATTCTTGGCGATTAGATAACTCCTCTGATGCCTCGCTGTATCTGGTATAAAGGATTACGTTATCCTTGCATTTTTTCAAGTAAGCGAGTAGCCGATTGCCTTCTGATACCCGTGTTTTTAACACCTCTAATTCTTGCTCCGTCATATCGCTGGTTATTCAAAATCGGTTGCTTGAACATCTACCTTTGCGGATACCTTTGCGACTATCTTGGCTATATAAACACCATCGGATGGGAATACGCATTGTCTGGCAAATTCCTTCGCTTTATCTATGTCTAAGCAAGTCATTAATATTACCCCCTTTTCAAGTACAACATACTGGTGACCATCTTTGCCAAGTGTTTCTGGCTTACTTAATCCATTTTTAACCTCATCTGTAAAACTGGGTTCTTTTTCAAACTTTACTTTTTTAGTTCTACTCCGTGCAATAGATTTACTGTTTTGCTGGGCTTCGGCTACAAATTCCATCGAGTCTTGCTTTATTAAGGCTTCGACACAATTAATCTGCTTATCCTCAGTTTCGTAAATACGTTTAACGGTAATCTTATCGTGTAGCTCGACTAATTCTTTAAAGTTATTTGCTGGTTTTAAACGATGAAGGTTATAATTATTCTTTGCGAGTGCATATTTTATGTCTTTAATATACTGCCTTTCTTTATAATTAAAATTGCCCTTTTTAGTATAAATCTGGGAGTTTGTAGTCATCTTTTTATTAGTTGAAGCCTCCCTTATGTTATCAAATATTTTTTTTGCCCTAATGGTGCTAATCGAGTCAACCCGTGATTTGTACGTTGCTTGTGCAATTCTTTTAATGTACCCCAGCCTTATTGCGTAAGTAAGCACCGCCTTGTTTACTTTGTATTTTGCGATAATAGAGTCTTGTACAGATGAGGCAATGTATCCACCGTTATCCAGCATTAAAATAATAAAATCGTTGAGGCATTCTTTAATATCATCAACCCTTTTCCCGTAGGTTTCTTTGTTGTGTGTACGCTTCGGCTTCATTGCGTATGCCTTTTGGCTCTCCTCGAAGTTATCTGCGATTGGGGGTGCAAAATCTTCGCCCTCTGGAGTTATTACATAAAGCCCGATTTTTTCTCTGCGTAGCAACCCCTTGTTTTTCATCTCAAATAGTAGGGTGTTTGCATAACTACTGCTTGATTTGAGTACTTTTTGGACTACGGTTGCGTTAATAGTCTTTTTTGGCTGACTACGAATGTAGAGGACTACTTTTTCTGCGTTTTCTTTGTTCATACTTATTCATGTTGGTTATACTTATTTATGTTATTTTTTTAGGCTTTAAAATAGTAACTTTTGTTTTTCCATCAGAAAAGTCGTGATTTTCCACCGTGTATCCCAGCGATAAATAGTGTTCTTTAAAATATTCGATTGATGCGTATTTATCATTTTCCTTGTGAACATTAAACACAATACCAACACCATCGACCACCAGCGTCCCCATATTGCTATCGTTTAATATTTTACATAGTTTTTTATCCGACATACGCTTTATTATGTTGCACAAATATACAACATATTTATCAGATTGCAAGTCTTTCGAACAATATTTTGTTGATAAAGTTGGATATTGCTATGCTATTGCGTTATCTATTGCACTTCCTATTTGTTTATAAATAGGAAGATTTGAGTGTGGATCGGCTACCTTGCCTATTGCTGGATCAAGTACCGTTGCTCCATTTTGCTTAAACTTGTCGTAATACTTATTGACCGTAGCCTCTGTAATGTTTTTATTATTACCCCATCCCCACGATCCTTTTACGACATAATACTTAGCTTCTGGGAATGCTGTTTTTAATGCTGAAAATAGCCCTTTAATATCCTCATTGGGATTAAACCCACCATTAGTACCAATATTAATAACTACACTCCCTACATCGCTACTTGGGGGATATTTTGCAACTGCGTTTTTAAGCCAACTAAGGCTTTGACCAGCCTTCCAAAGATTTGCCTCCGATCCAGTTTCTCCCAGCTTTACAATTTTTTTAGAGTTTTTGGCAATAAACGGAGTCTGGGAGTCTCCAATTATAATATTCTTTTTAGTTTTATTAATTACGGGTTGAGATTCATCAGCTTTACCCTTTTGCTTTGTTTTTTCGTAATAAACAAGCCCAGCAACTGCCAGTACCAATATAGCACCAGATATATAGTAAGCGTTTTTAGTAAACCAGTTCTCTTTACCCATAATAAACAGTTTTAATTAAACCTTTTATTGAATAAACAATTGCGGTAGTAAATTATTAATACCGCATTATTTAATGTTTTCAAAGCTATACTTTAGCTTCTTCGTGTACTACTTTATTGGCTTCTTCTTTTTGCTTATCTAAGTAAGGCTTTACGACATATCTCCAGCCTAAGTACCCAGCAACTAAAATAACGCCAATCCAAAGCAGTGTATAATCACCGCCTTTTGTCTGGGTTGCCCCAGCACCACCAGTATCAAATTTTGCAACCATAATTTATTTTTTAGAGAGTGTATAAATTTCTTCACCCGTTTCGAGTAATTTATAATTGGTAGTTTCAACCCCATTCTCCTCGCCATCTTTATAGTGTTCAAATAGGGTATTATAGGTGTTTTTAGCCCTAACTTTAATCTCATCGGCAGACCATTTAACCTTGCCAGTCTTAAACATCTCATCGAGTTCTGCTTCGATTTTAATGCCTAATTCTTTATTGGCTTCGGAATTGTCCCCAGCATTGTTATCGTCCCCAGCATTATCATCAGCTCCAGTATCGTCACCCTGATTGCCCTCGTTATCGTTTAAATCCTCTTTAATTTCATCGGCATCGTGAGGAATCTTATCATCGTTTTCGTCTTTTTCGTCCACGAAGTCAAGGATTTCGTTCACAACCCATTTGTCGTTTGCTTTTACTTTAGCAAGGGTGTCTTTACTGGCTTTTTTGCCTTTAGATTCTGCAGTCGTGATAATTGTTTCGATTTTTTTAATCGTAGCAATACCAATTCTGGCATCCTCTGGGAGATCCGATAACTTAAGCTCGTGTTCAGCCATCAGTTTCTCATACGCATACTTATAAACTTTCTCGTCACTCATAATTATTTGTTTTTAAAATATATAAATTGTGTTACCTTATTTTTTTATGCTTTACCGCCCTTACGGTATCCGTAGTCACCCTCTTCGAACTGGGTGCGAACCATTTTAGGCTTTATGTTTTTCTTTTTTGTGTTTCCGCCACGTTTTTTCTTTTCCTTTAACGATTCTAAAACCTTTTCCAGTTTTTTAATGGCGAGTTTATACTCGTTAATAAGGGTTTGGATTTCCGATTCTGTTACTTCGCCTTTTTTAGCACGATTTTCTACGTTTGTAGTTACCTTTTCTGAGGTGCGTTCAACCGCCTCGTGATTTTTTGTTGCTGGACGTTTTTTAGGTTCGTTCTTACGAGCTTCTGCTCTGGCTTTAGCCTTTGCCTTTTGTGTTCTGGCTTTAGTTAAAAGCTCATCAATGTCGTACCCAGATTTTTTGGCTGATTCCTCACGTTTTTCAAGCTCGGCACAATCTGCCTCGCCCTCTTTACGTTTTGGGGCAGAAGCCTTTTCCTTTTTAGCTTTAGGCTCGGATTTGGCTTTAACTTTGGTTTCTTTTTTTTCGAGTTCGGCTAATGTTTTTTCCAGTTCATCGATCTCGCCTTTAGCAAAATCCTTTTCATCTTGGGGAACATTGGCATCTGCGATGAGTTCCTTGTACTCCGCAATTTCTTTTTTAATATCATCAATTTTTGCCATATTACTAATTGTTTTTAGATTTTATATTTTCGATCTGTTTTGTAACAATTTTAAGACGAGTCTTTAATATTGTATTTTTGGCATCCTTTTTAAGCATACCAGAAATAATTTTAAGCCTTGTTTCAAGTACTTTCAGCGTTGGTGCTGGTTTATCTTCTGCAGATGCCTCTGCTGGTTTTGTGCCTTCTTTTGCACCAGATTTTAAATAAATAGAGTAAATGTGTTTATCTATATCAAGTGCCAAAGGGATTTGCTCCGCACCGTTATTTGTCTGTTTACGCAAAAAGTTTACAATCTGGGGGAGGCTGAAATCCATACCAGTCATTTCTTTTACAATTACCTGCTTTTCTGGGAAGATTAAACTAAAATCTACCCCTTTGTCAGCCAGTTCGAGTGTTTTATAATTATTAGATTGCATTTTCAAGAGCTTTTAATTGTGAATAATATAATTGTCCAATAATATCATTAAAATCGGGATGTTTTACAATTTCGGGTTCGCCTTGTTTTGTTCTTTCTACCGCAGTCAGTAAAAAGCCCAGCAATGCGTAAAAATATTTTATGTACTCTGACCTTTTCTCTTCCCATAACGCAAACTTACTAATTTTTGATTCATCATCAAAATTAATAAACATCGTTAAGTTATTCTCCGTGTAAATGATTTGTTTATCAACAACCAAGCATACATTATGATTATCGTTAAAAATAGATACCCCCAGCCAGTTAGCACCCTCTTCAGCGTAGGATATTTGTGTGTTTAGTAAATTAAGCACCCCTAATTCTTTTAAACAGTCCGCTAATATTGACTTGTAAGCTATTTCTGGATCAAAATAATCTGGGTTTATATACTGTACATAACGCAATAAACTCTTGGCTACTTCCCGATCTAAATCTTGCAATTCCTTTACGGTAATATCTGGGATTTCGCTTTGGGTTCTTCCACTATATTCGTTAAGATACAATAACGATCTTTTTAACGCTGGAGTTAAATGACTACGCATAAAAGCACCCGTGTCGGCTGGATATACGTTATAATTTCTAAACTCTTCTGCAATTTTAATAAATACTTTAAATGCAAGAGATTCAAATAATTCCCCAGTATCTGCTCTGGGTTCGACCAATATTAAATCCTTAGTATTTACCCATCCAGAGTTAATTTTTAAGTTTGGATCATTAATTTTTGTAATATTATCCAGCCAAACAAAATTGCCACCGATCCCGTTTTGTAGACCGTTGTATGGATTACCCCAAGATATGTACTTAGTGCCAATTATTCCAGAATACCCCTCTTGTTTATCATTAAGATACTCTACTTTATCGCCATAAGTTGCAATTTCGCCTCTTAGAAATTGTTCTTGATCATCCCAGCCATTATAAGATAATACATAATATTTGTTTATATCCGAATCAATATCGTAAGCGTACCCAATAGCACCGTTGTTTTTATGATTATGCTTTACAACAACATAATTCGGAGCTTTAAAATAAATATCATCCTCAAACCAAAAATCGCCTTTGGGCTTATCGTTTGGATCGGCATATATTACAGTAACATTTGCCCTTTGTTTTTCTGTTTTTTGATTTACAAAATTAACAAGTGCGTAATGTTTTTGATCCCTACTAAGAACGGAATCCCCAATGGTTACAAACGCATCTGGTCTAATATAAACATCCTCGCCATCAATGTTTACAAGAAAATTAGCCTTTTGTTGACCAATTTTTTGTTTATCTAATATGCAAGTTTTACCAGCATATTGCCCGTGAATTATATAGCCAGTAATCTCGTTTTCTTTTTCATCTTCTCCTTCGCCTTGACCTTCTCCCTCGCCCTCTCCTTCACCTTGACCTTCTCCCTCGCCCTCACCTTCACCCTCACCTTCTCCCTCTCCTTCACCCTCACCTTCTCCTTCGCCATTGCCTTTTCTTTTACCCTTTCCTTTTCCTTTGCCAGAACCACCACCTTCACTTTCGCCATCATCTTCTCCAGAGTCTTGACCTTCGTCATCGCCCTCGCCTTGATCTTCGCCTTCTCCTTTGCCCTTTCCTTTTCCTTTACTTTTTCCTTTACCAGTACCTTTACTTTCGCCATTATCTTCGCCAGAGTCTTGACCTTCTTGATCGCCTTCTCCCTCGCCTTGACCTTGACCTTCTTGATCGCCTTCTCCCTCACCTTGACCTTGACCTTCTTGATCGCCTTCTCCCTCACCTTGACCTTGACCTTCTTGTTCTCCCTCGCCTTGACCTTGACCTTCTCCATCGCCATCTTGACCGCCTTGACCTTCTTCGCCACCCTCAGAACCACCACCACCACCCGTACCGCCTTCGGTCTTGGGGGCTTGACCTTGTTCTGTAGTTTTCTCTTCTGGATCGAGTCCGACTGTTACAATTTCGGGATCGTTATTTTCATCATTCTCTGCCATATCAATATTTTATTTTTTAGATTCCATTTTTTCACGAATCAACTTAAACGTATTATAATAAGGTTCAACCGAATTTATGGTAAAATTGGTATAATCGCCACCGCTTAATTCTCCGATTATGTTTTTACCTTCTTTTATTTTAACCGTATAATTATTAAACGAACTCATCGTATATTCTCTTTCTCCATTACGAGATGCCCTATCATCATCGGACATATAATCACGAATATACTCATTCTTTGTGCTGGTCTTTAATTTGCGATATATTTGAGTAAACACCCATAATCTGCGTAACCTCTCGCCCAGCCTTTTATCATCGGTCATTGCCTCTCGATCTGTAGCAAATACAGTACTCCGTTTAGCTTGTTTGTAAACGGAATCCCGATTATCTATGCCAAATTGCTTTAACAAATCGGCTATACTTATTTTACTGGCTTTTTTAATCAGCTTTTCGATATGTTCGGGGCTATCTTTTGTTGGCTTTGGCTTATCGCTGGGAGTTGCTTTTTTGCGAACAACCTCAGTTGGAGGAAGCCCGTTTTTAGCCCGTAATTTATTGACCGCCCTACGAACATCCTCGTAGTATTCTTTAGATACAAATTTATTACCCTCTCTGCCAGTAGCCAAAACAACCTCTAATTCAGCAATTCTGGTTAATGCCTTTTCCTTATTTTTATCTGTAGAAGCACCGCTTGTTTCTGGTTTTGTTTCGGCTGGTTTATCCGTACCCTTTACTCCTTTTTTAAGAATTGGCACTTCGGTTTTTAAGGCTATTTTATGTGCCTCTTCATAGCTCATATTTTCGTAAACCATTAACTCGAACTCAGTAAGCTCGTGCTTAATAGTAGCCTCTCTGCCAACCGCATCCAAGTCTTGATCGATCCAAATTTCGTTTTTGGGAATAAATTCGTAATCGCTTGATACAAAATGGTGACCGCCCATCGTAAAGTCTGGGTAGTGTTTTAAATTAACATAGTTTCTGTTTACAGAATAAATGTAAACCTTTTTATTTCTGATTGGAACTACTTTAATAAGTACGGTATTTAGTCCATCTTCGGGCTTTGGGGTTTTCGTTTTTAAAACCTCAACAAACCATTTATTTTTATCGGGAATATATTCAAACCCTACTTGTTCGGCTAATTCTTTTAAATTACTGTAAGTTTTTCCACCGTAAGTAAATCCGCCATCGGCTTGTGTAACAACCCCATAATATTCTTTTAAATAATTACGCAATTGGTTGGCGGTATACCATTTGCCTTCCGCATTTTCTTCTGGTTCGCCATCCTTTTCGCTTTGGGCTGATGCCTCGCTGGGCTTTTGCTCTGGCTTTTTAGTTGGCTTTTCTGGAGTTGGAGGAACTGCATCTGTAAGGTCGTTCAGTTTTTTAACAAATATCAGCATATTTAAAAACTGGGTGTCCTCCTCCTTGTTTTCTTTAGGGAAGAATATTTTATCAAGTGCAGTATTTACGATCTCGATGTTTTTATCCATCAATTTACGGTCTACAGTTATATCATAGTTTAAATCTTCTGAGAATTTTTGTTTTACTAAATAGCATAAAAATAATTTACAAAAGACTTCTTCGACTCCGCCAAGTTCCTTAATTGTATTTGGATCGATTCCTACCGCAATGGCATCGTTTATGGCTGGTCTTCCAATAAGGTCTGCTATAATATGCCCAAGCTCGTGCAATAACGGTTCTGGTGTTGTAGATTCGAATAAGTGAATTGTGTACTTGCCATCTTCCGCCAACTCGATTGCACCATCTGGCTTATTGGTAGGGATGCCATCAAGCTCAAAATCATCAAAAATAACTGATACTTTATCGTCATCGATTGACTCGGATGTCATTGGCAATAAGTACCCAGCAAGTTCAACTTCCGACTTTGAGCTTTTTTGAACCTCCCTTGATTCTACCTCGCCAAGAAGTGCCTCGTATGTATTAAAAAATATATTTGATACTTGTTGCTCCGTATAGCCTTGTCCCAGCATCCTATTGGCAATAACTCCAGCGTCCCTCATATATCCAAAAACCGTATCCATTTGTTTTAACATAACATCACCGAAGTACTTGTTAAGGCTATCGAGTTTTGCATTATCCAGCTTTTTTAACACCACCATCATATTAGCGTTCAAGTGCAACTCCATTAAGCCATCAACGACCATTTTAGTATTTTCGTAATATGCTTTATCGTTATCGGGCTTGTACATTAACTCAACCGCCATTTGTCCGAACTTGGCAAAACAGTCTTCCAGTATTACATTGTATTTTTCAGCACTATAAAGCCCTCCGCTTTTAGCATTTCTGGTATATATGTCTATGATATTTTTTAAAACGTAGAAGTATTTTTTAATATTCTCGCCACCGATTGCTTGGATCATTTTTGCGAGAAATTGATTGCCACCAGTACCAAATCCCTCAATGCGTTGGATTGCGTGTTGTACCTCGTGAAGTAATACCGTTTTTAAATCATATAATTTGGGATTGCCAAATATCATTATATAATTTAACTCTGGGTTGTAATAAAACGAGTACATCTTGCTATCTGTAGTCGCAAAAAATATTGGCAAATTAAATAATTTGGGATAATGCTTGTAAAGTGTTGGGTGTTGAAGAATATCGCTTAAATATGTATCCCAGCCCAATTTTAAATACTCCTCCATTAGCTTTGTAGCCAATTTCCCAGCGTCTTTTGTGGGTACTAATTTTAGTATATTATAAATTTTCGTTGGGTTGTCATTAACATCAAATCGGCTTCCGTGTTTAAAATAAACATTTGGGGTGTCGTAACTTGGAATAGTCATATCTGCATCCAAAATCGGCTTCCGCCATTTATAATCAAAGCGATTAAAGTACCAGCCAGTCTTTGCATAAATATCGCTGATAGATAACTTATTTCTATACATATCCTTTGCCTCTTGTAGTTGGGAATCGGCTGATAATAACGCTGATTTTTCGCCAACGTAAAAGTATCTTAACTTATTAATGGAATCGGGGATAAGCCCTCCATCTGGATTCCTTACCGCCATTAATATTTTACTTACACACTCGCCATAAAACGATTTTCCAGTTTTTGTTTTGTGAAAATGGTCAAGGTTATCGGCAATTGCAATAACTGGAGTCATTACATATTCGGGGATATAAAGAAAGCGGTTTAACGCATCTATGTAGTTATCCCGACTATAAATATTGAATATATTATTGAATGTAGTTTCTTGAAGTTTGCGGTTTATGTTTTGTAAGTCGGTTTTTTTAGCCTCCAAAAAAAATTCGATCAGTTTCTTTTTATGTGCCTCACTTGTTTTGCCATAATAGTAATCCAGTAACCGATAAAACAATGTGTTTTGAGTGTCAAATGTCGATTGAAAATAGCCTAATGAATAATAAACCCCGTCTTTGTTATAAGGGTTGTTTTTATAAATACTCATCAATATTCTTGGTACGATTGCGATGTTTTTAATATCGGTAATTCTGCTTGTTGTATCATCGTACCAGTAAAAAAATGAAATATAATTGCCTTCTTCCAAATTCTTAAATTCGGCTGGTAAAAACGCACCTATTTCTGTATTTAAAAGGTCTTGTATGGTGATTTTCATATTATACTATACTTGCCAATATTTGTAAATCGTTAAAAAACCCAACGTAGCACCCTTGCTTTGATTCAAAGTCTGGGGATAATTCACCAGTATTTACATCAAAAGCATAAAGTCCGTATCGTTTATCCGATATTGAATAATTATGATAAGTCAATACTTGTGATACAACAAAAACATAATTTTTTATCTTATCGTTCACCCCTAATTCGTAATTACTTTCGACCTTATACGTTCCCTTCTCTGGAAGAGGTTTCAAGGATTCTTGTAAGTTTTTATCAAGGATATAATCGATAATTTTGTCCCTTATTTCTTTTTTAATTTCCATATTTTTTTATCTGTATTTGGAACAATCAATATCTTGTCTTTTTGGTTCTTCGCTTGGATCGGGAGGTAAAAACTCGTAGCCCATTTTAGCCAAGATCTCTTTATTTTTAGTTTCGGCATTACAGATGATCCTTTTGAGTTCGTTTTTAGAGTCCTCAATAGATTTGATCTCCGCACCTCCTAAGAAATAATAAAGCGTATCTTTTTCTGTTTCAAGATTCCCTTTTTTCTGCTCTCGATATAATGTTTTTTCAAAAGTCTGTTTACTTGGCATACTTCCTAAACTGGTATCATACTCATCATCGAATAAGTATTGTTGTGCCATATAGTAACTAAATTGCCTTATTCTGAAAAAACTCGGATCGGCTAAAACGTAAAGCAGACTCAAACTATCCATTGTTTCTGTATAGTCTTTTACGTCCATAATATTAAAACGATGTCCGTATTGGCGACTGCCATCGAATTTTAAATTAGAGTTGCTTAATCCAATACAAGCAGTTAAGCGTACCGAATACCCTACCGACTCCAAAAAGTTAGCACATATTACTGCAGTAACCCCAGCCCAATAGGTTTTTTCTCCCCAGTTTTGCCCGACTAAAATAAATAGCCTTACTGCCCGATTCGGTCTTGGAAGTTTTTCTTTAAACAAAAACGACTTTTTATTGCTACTGTTAAACTGTTTAACCCCATCCTCTTCCAGTATGGTTAAGACCGCCTCACTGCCATCAAGATTTAACTTAAATAACAACTGCCCTTCTTTATTTGTCTTTTGTTTTTTATCAGCATCAAATACCTCAACACCCTCACCCAGACCAAAATATCTATCGTGTTTTTTACTATACAATGCTGGAGTTTCATCCACTTGCATCATTGCACGTTCAAAACTAAACACTCCGATCTCTTTATCCGTTGGCTTAATAACTTCCTTTGGGATAATACCTTGCGATACCTTTTCCAGCATATTTAAGTAAGGAGATAATTCTAAATAAGCCATATTGTACAAAGGCATATTCATAAAATATTTCCTTGCCATTGCTTCTTCGTAGTCTGTTGGCAAAGGCTCTCCGTATGCTATAATATTGGAAGCGGTAGCACCAGCCCTTAAACTGTTATTAACAGAATTAGGACGACTTTTGATATACGATCCATAACTGGAACGCTGGGTGTCGGCTTTTGCTTTTTCGCAAATCTTATCCCAGTAGTTACAGTAATCGTGTACTCCCTTAAATTTGATTATCGTTCCTTTTACACTATAGGATGCCATTTTTTCGAGTATTTATTTTGTAAACCGTAGCTTACGATTGAGCTTCTGCTTTAGTTTCTTTTTTCACTTTAACACCCTTGTAGTCGATTCCTCTAAGCCTTACAATATCGGCATTAAATTGCGACACGGATGTTTTTTCAGCCTCGCCCAATATAGTAGCTAAATTAACCATATTATCGCCCTCAAGCGATTTAAACTGGGCTGTATTTTTAAGGTTTGTAGCTCGATCTTTTGCTAAATCATCAACAAAAGACATAATGCTATCTTTTAATGTTTTACCACCAACAAAGCCTTGTCTTGGATCGGGATCAGTTCCTACTGGAGCAAAAGCCAATGGGCTTCTTAGTTTACGAAGCATTTGCATTTCGTAAACACGGTTAAAGTTTAACATTGATCGGATAGTGATTGCCTCAACGCTATCTTCCGTTTTCTGTAAAAAGTCTCTCAACCCTTGACTGATGTTATAAACTGCCTTGTATGTAAGCGAGTATTCGAGTACTCTATCTTCCTTAATTTCGTAAAAGCTTCCAACAAAACGGTCAACCAGCGAGTAGTCTTGTCTGTTATTTCCAGAGAAGTTACCGCTTGTTGTTTTCATATTGGTATTCCCAGCACCTATAACCATAAAGTCTGGATGTTTTGGGATCGCCTCACCTCTTCCAGAGGTTAAAATAGCACCCTCATCTGCCGACATTGATAAGGCATCGTTTAAAAGACCAGCAGTATTTGGATCAAGTTTTGGCAATTCATCGATAATAAATACTGCACCGTATTTCCACGCCAACTCCATCTGCCCCTCTGTATAACCTCGTATGCTAAAACCACCAACGATTTGCATCGGAGATGTCCATTGGCTACAGTTCAAAATATAGTACGGAGGAATTGGCTGGTTTGGATTTGGCGATTTGGAATCGGTTTTTTTATTGGCTTGATATGATCTATTACAATCCTTTGGATCGCCCAGTAAATATTTTGCGACATTTTTTGCCATTACTGTTTTACCAGTTCCAGCCTTGCCCCAGAGGTAAACATTATTTTTAAGTAGCAAGTCATCGCATATTTGCTTAAACACTCCTTGATTAGTGTTTATTTTACTATCGCAACTGCCTTGTTCCCCTTGTTTCATTGGGTTTTTTGGGATATTGGAACTTTGCGTTGTCCCAGTTGCAGAAGTCTCTCCTTTTGCCATAATTAAAGTTTTAAGATTTGTATCTAAATTTTCATATTTTACTTCTTTGTTGGCTAATTCTTTTTGAATAGCCTTGCTGATTAATTCTTGTTGAGTGATGTGTTCACTTTTCAACTCATCCAACAATTCTTTTACTGCGTCTGCCATATTACTGTTTTTATAATGATTTTAATTTAATTATAAAGTCTTGTGCGGTGTCCCAATTTAAAGGAATTTTCACTTTTTCCCGTTCCTCTTTGCTGGATGTTTTTACTTGCTTATCATCGCCATTATCATCGCCATCTTCATCGCTTGGTTTAGAGGCTTTATCAATGTTTTCGGCAATAACTTGACCAGCATAATAGGAGTCAACCAGTCCGATTGCATAACTTGGCGACACCCCAATGGTTTCTTGGGCTAAAGATTCGATGCCAATATAATCATCACCCAGCTCTTTAACCTTATTTATAAAATCAATTTTAACCGCTTCGTCCCCAATAGTATTAAGGATGTTTACTACCGCTTTCCTTTCGGTAATATTTGCTGGTACTAAATTAAATAAGCTACATTGTATAACAGATAAAGCGAACCTTAACGATATCATCCCATATTCGTTTTCTGGCACTTCTCTAAAGCTGTTATCGATATAATCTGGGGGAGTATTTTCTCCAAATGGTAATAATGGGTAGTAGTCGTAAATTCCCTCTTCTGATTTTTGTTCATCCTTAAACTCGTACATATCCCTACCCTTGTAGATAATATAGTCGTTATCGCCATCTTTTGATTTAATTTCCATTAACACCTTAAACTCAGCATTAAAATAGTTTAGCAAAGACTTAAGTTGTTGTGTTGATGTGGAATCTATATTAAAGGTCAAAAATTTCATTTTAAAGAAATATTTTGGCGATCCAGCAGATAACATATCAACGGTGCGGTAAATTAACTTACCCTTTTTACCGATTATATTTTCAATTGCCTCAGATATTTCGGTTGTGAGATAATCAGACAAGTATAATTTATTGGGCTTTTTTAATTCTTTGTCTTTTCCTACTGTATAAATCCCAGTACAGAGGTTAAAACTTATTGCACCATTTTCATCTCTTAAAAAGCCTTCGTTTTTAGATGGCAACCATATCCATTTTAGTTTTTCAATCGCCATTAACTGCTCTATAAATCTTTCGCTGTTTATAGCCCCGAAAACTGGAGTAAATCCATCGGACACCTCAATATATTTACCCATCCATAACTTGATCCCAGTTTCAACCGTACCAGCAATGGTCGAGTATTTAATTAGCCTCTTTTTACGTTTATAATTTGCGTTACCGCTAAACATATCTCCAGTAACCTCAAATGCTTTAAATAGCTCCCCAGTAAGTACTCGCATCCTATCTCTTTCGTCTGACTTCTGGATTTCCCAAGCCTTTGCCATTGCATCTTCCTTCTGCGATATGCTTCCGCCCATTATCCAGTCGATAATATTTTGGTACTGGGAAGTTAGAGTCATTTTTAAATGAGGTCGTATTTTAGACAAGGATGCGATTTCAATCTCAAGGTTCATTGGCGAAAACTTGTTATCACTTTTACTTAGCGATTTAATACCAACAACAACTCCAACCCCGTACTGAATACTTTTTCGTTTAGTGTCCGACTCCCAAGCCCCATCCTCAAGAATATCAATATCAAAAGGCACTTGTACTGGTCTGTTTGGGTAGAACCAGATCAGCGTATTTTTTATTTTCGCAAATTTCAATGTTGCTTTACTTACCGCATCGGCAATTAATTGGCGATGATTGGCGATAATCTCTTGTTTTTCATCATCTGATTCTGCGTTGGATGTATCAGCCTCTCCAAAAGATTTGGCTATACTAATCAACCTTTCGTCAACGTATTTGCCAAAATCGTAAATTAAATTATTATGATTTGCCCTATGATCTTTCGATCCAGCGATCAAATCTTTTGCGTCACTAAGCTCCTCTTTACTGTATGGTTTGCCTTTAGGGGTTACCCATTTATCCTCAATAAATACAGACTTAGTAAATTGATTTTCGTTATTGCCTCTGAATAAAACTTTTTTGTTTCTGGTCGATGCGTTAATATCTTCCATCGATGTTTCCAAATCCCAATCATCCGCCTCAATAAAGCGTTTTTTAAGTTTTACATAATAAGCGTTCATCCTATCGTAAAAACTCTCTTGATTGGCTATTTTCTTTGTTTCATCTTTTTCGTTAAGATCTCCGCAAGGCAATTTCTCCAGTTCACGCAAGTAATTTTCAAACTTTTTATCTTTACTTCCGCCCTTTTCATACCAGTCGTTATTTTCATCCAGTATAGCTTTATAGCCCTCGTTACCAGCTTCCTCTAAAAACTCGATTAATGCTATGTAACCGTATTTATTTGCCATATCCTCAATCTCGTTGCCCTCAATATCGAGTATTTGAGATGCCTTCTCGGATTGTCTTACGTTCCCAGTAGTATTTGCGTCCAATGACCGCAGTTTTCTACGCAACATCATCAGCTTTCTAATCTCGCTTGGGATCGTTGATACAACGTACATATAGGATGGGTTGTTTACTTGACCAGTTCTATTGATCCTACCCCATTTTTGCACTTCGGTAGCTACATCAAGCTCAACTTGATGAATTACCATTACTCTTGGTCTTTTATCGATATAATCAAGCTTCGAGTGAAGTGATATCCCAGTACTTCCAGCAGTATTTAAAATAATAACATCGGATTTTCCAGCGTTAAACCTTGCGGTTTTATCTGTAGCCGATTCCTTTTTAATCGAAACTATCTCAAAACGTCCATCTGGATCGGGTATTGTTTTATTACCATCAGCATCAACGAGCTTTAATGGGATTATCGCCATACTTCGTTTTGTCACCTCCTCAACGATAAACTTCTTTTCTTTGGTGTATTTATCGTCCCAGCTTTCACGGTAGGCATTTTCTATTTTTTGCACCATCGCATCAAGCGGTGATAACGGTAAACCAGATGTTGCCCTTTTCATTTGTGCTACCTTTTCGGCATACAAAACTCCGTTATCAGCGTAGTCTTCATCTTTAATGATTGCCCGTGCTATAACGATCTCTTTTCGTGCAGTGTTTACTGGCTTAAATGTAAGTTTACCGCCATTTAAACTCTCAATAATATTGATAAGTGTTTTTGCGTAGTCGTTATCTTGTTTTGATATAATATCCCCGATTTTATATCCCAGAGTTTTAAGCCCAGCCTCTGCAGTATTTCTTACCGCAACTACTGGCTTGTAGTTTGTGTGCATCTGGTACTTGCGATTCCCCTCTTGGCAATCGATCATTATCGGGTTGCCCTTTTCGTCTTCACGCTTTCTCATAACATCAATAACAGTATCGGCAACAAACTCCGTTTTGATCGCAAACAATAAGTTTTCAATCCATTGGAATCTGTTTTTAAGGATGTTGGTCGTGTTAAACGTGAAAGTATAGTTGTTTTTATTTCTTTCGTACCATTTTGCCTTTTGATCCTCTTTGGTTGGCTTTGTATCCCATTTTTTTACAAGCTCTACCTTGTGTTCTAAGCAATATCTTTCTAAGGCATTGCTTACCGCTTTTTTGTATAGTTTGCTATTGGCAAAGCTATCGATTACGTTATACAATGCCATAATATCATCGTACATCGCAAAGTCTTTTGGCTTATCGGATAAAGGCATATAACGATAATCGACCTTTAACGTAGATAAATCCCTTCCTCTTCTGATCATCTGCCCAGATTTAACAAGCAAGGATGCGATATATTCTTGTATAGCCTCACCATTTTCGGCAACCGCATCAGTAATTGTTTGAGGTCTGATTTTACTATCTGCGATATCGGTCTTTGGGATATATAACATCATTGATTTCGGCACTTTCGCATAAGTAGCCGATGCGAACATAACTCCGCTTGATAATGCTATAAGTTCAGATAAGTTAATGGCAATATTTCCATCCCCAGCACCTTTGTGACTTTCGTCCAGTACAAAAATACTGTTAGGGGCGAGTGCCTTTAACATTTCATATTTTGCAATTGCGTTGGTGTTTTTTGGGTTGTCAACGTCTTGCGATAACTGGCTATAAGTAAGTAAAATGATATCGAAATCTTTTGGCATCTCGTTCTTTTTACAAAACTCAACCGTTTTTTTGGTGTCGAAAGGTTCAAATAAGGTTATTGTTTGCTCCCCTATTGTTTTTTGTACGATGCCATCATCGTTAAAAATAAACGGGTTTGGTAACTCGTTATCGCTTTCTGCTGGTGCGATTCCGCTAAAGCCTCCAATATCCCAAAAGTCTCTATAAATATCAGAAAATAAATGCGATCCAATAGTCATAAATATTGGGTTTTTTTTGATATGGTACGCATATCTAAGGATTCCAGCGACCACTCTTCCCTTGCCAATTCCAGCCATATCACCTAAGATAAAGCCTTTTCCGTTCTCGATCTGGGTTATTGCCAGAGCTATTGCGTCCACTTGTTCAGATGAAAAGGCTTGGCACACCATAATACGTGAGTTATAGCCTAATTTAACCCTCACAAATTCTGCAGTATCAATACCGTTGCCTCTGAATTTATTTAATGCTTCTACGGTCTCGTAGGATAATTTTGCTGGGATAACCGCACCAATTGGGATACAAGATGATGCCGATTGATAAGGCATATAGTTACGGTCTTCTTTTACCGCCTTCAGAATATCTTTGGCTTGGTTTTGATCGCCTTCCATTATTTCTGTTCCCTCTTTAGAGGTTGTCATAGTTCCTTTAATGTCTGCCATTTTATAATGTGTTATCTTCGACTATGTTAAATAATTGTTCAAGTATCTCCTCCAGCGTACTACAGTAAGTTAAATTTACCGCATCGGATACAGATACTTTTGATGTTTTTGGATCATTTACTTTTGATGCGTCTTGAGTTATTTTATCCCTAAACGCAGTAACCCTTTTTTCAATTCTTGCAGACCAAGTTTGGTATGCTGAATGATTAACAATAAAATCTTTTATCTTTTCCGTGCTGGTGCTTGTTATTGTTTCGCCAAGATACGTTTCTGTTAAGTTATTAAACTCATCATAAAACTCTTGCTCAAAATCAACATCCTCCACGTTGCGTCCACTTTTTATAATATTAGCACGGATTTCGTTTTTGAAGTTTTCTATTGCCCTCTCAATCCTTTTCTCGAAAATGTTTTCGAGTTTTGGGAAGCTAAGTGCAAAATCATCCCCAGCAACGATAATTCCGTTTAACTCTTCAGCGTTAAAACCGCCAAGTATATAATCACCGCCACTTTTGAATATATCGGGGTTAAAAAAGATTTCAGTCTTATTCATATCTTCGACTTTTTCAATATTTACATAATGTTTATTATCAATGAGGTCAAGACGTTTTTCGTTATCGTGATTACATACTTTGCAAGTATGTGTATCCTCGTTTGCCTTAAGCCATTTATGACCGCATTTAGCACAAGTAACTCTGCCACCAAGCTCCATTTTTTGCTCCGCCCTACGTTGTTCGCTAATGGCTATTGCAAGGGCTTGTTTGCGATCAGTTACCAGTTGTCCGCTTGAGCTTCTTAATCTGCCTTCCTTAAACTCGTGCATAACGGTAGCTATTTTGCCACCATCTTTAAAACCTTCAACTTCTGCCAGTTTTGTGTAATAATGTTCATCCTTTTCCAGATGTTCAACCGCAACGTGTTTAGGTGCTTCCTTTGGGGTTATTTCGTGGCTATATAGTTTACGGAATGTTTTATCGTGTTCGTGTTCCTCGTTGATGCCCATTGCCAGTTCTTTCTTTGGGTAAGATTTAACGGGTACTTTGCCACCTTTTTTTAGTGTATTTAAAGGATCGTGGATATACTCATCCATTTCCCATAAATCCCAGTTATCGCCATTTTTAATTGCAAAATAATGTCCAAGTCCATCATCGTACTCAAGTTGGAGTACAATATCTTGATATTTACCAGCACTATCACCCAACCCTACAATTTTATATTTCTCGCCATCAATTTTTATAAGACCACCCTTTTTCATCTCCGTGATATTATTATCGCCAATGTGTTTATCGATAACATCTTTCATATATCCGAAGCCATTTTCAACTTTGTTAAGCCATTTAAGATCGGCAATAATGCGTTCAATTTTATCGTCCTCTTTATGCCTCAACCCAAATGTTTGCCATTTTACATAGAACCAGTTTTCTTTAGGTAGCCAGTACCCTCTTTTAATAACCCTTTCAAGATTTTCAAAAGCCTCGTTATTATAAGCGTTACTGCCCAATGCCCATACATCTGGGTGTTGATCTTTAATTTTTTTTGCGTAGTTGTAAATTAACTTTGATGGGACATTATTGGGATTAAACTGTATTGTACGACCACCTTTTTTGTACTCATCGGCATCCGCCATAACTTCGTCTGGGGGCAGTATAGGAACTCCGTTACCAGCCGATTGATTTATTTTAGATAATTCTTTCCAATGTTTTTTACTGGCTTCTCTATTTATAATAACCTCACCGCCCTCCAGTTCTACTATTTGCTTGGTATCGGTTACGATTGCTTTTATTCCACCGAGATGCTTACCATCTTTATCGTAATGGCGTTTGCCTTTCAGAGTGCCACCTTTTTTTCCGTTGCTTGTTTGTTTGACCGCCATCTAATCCGATTTTAAGTTCGGTAAGGAACAAAAATAATTACAAAGAACAACGAAAGCAACTGAATTGCAATATTTATTCAATCGCTTATATGTTTGTGCAATTGCACATTAATATAATTTATAGGGCTACAATATCAGTATAAGTAACGGTTTAAACTTGTTTTTTATTTTCATTAAAAAGTTTAATTGTAAATATTAAATAATACTTTCCACCAGACAACTCGTTCAATCGAATATGATTTACAATTACATTTATCACACTCTTGGGGTGCGTGAGTGATTGGTTTAATATGATAAAACCAATCGCAGTGACATCTTCCGCACCCGTGTTTTATCCCTTTTTGCCATCTTCTGAAAAGTTTTCTCATTGTTTAAATCTCCATTGGTTCACTCCATAATTTACGCAGTTCCTCGTACTCGCTTTCAGATAAATCGATTTCTATTGAAGACTGTTTTTCATTCCATTTAACATCTGGATGTACACTACGATAAAGCCTTATTTTACCATTTGTAATTGCAACCATCCCATCTCTAATTATACAGTTAAAATTACTTTGATTAAACTGAAACTTGTAAGTATAACGTGAATTGCGGTTAATTGGGATGTTATAATTTTCCTTAAATTGTTTAATTAATTCTGTTTTTAAATACTCCTCATTATCGATATCTTTAACAAACGTGCCATCGCAAACCCTATCCAGCGAATAACACCCAGAGATCTCCTCAAACCAGCCCACTGCTGAATGAGTCGATAATATACTCGCTTTATTGGATACGGTCACCGCTTTAATTTCACCGTTATCTAATTTAATATCAACTTTACACCCGATCCCATAAGTACCATTAAACACCCTAACTTGTTCCTCAAGTTCCGCTAATGTTTTTTGCACGATTCCGTTATTTGTATTTTGCATATTGTTAAGATGTTTTAGGTGACTTGACCATATCTTGAGCTACTTTATTTTGCCAAAATGCTTTATCCTTAAATTTTCCGTTTCTTGTACACGATATAAACTCGTTGCCAAATTTATAAAAACGCAAGTATTTTAACTCCCAGCAACCCGTTGGAGTTTCGAACTCCAGTATCCGCCATTTTCTTTCTCCCCCCGACTCCGTAAAAAGCCTTTCTATAATTGCCTTAACCTCCTCCAGCGTAAAAAAGTATTTTTTATCCTCTGGGTTAAACTCAAGTAATTCTTTGGGCATCTCGATATCGTGTGGGGTTGTTTCAGCCAAGCAATGAAAATCCCTTGTATCAACGTGAATTTGTGTTATTTTATCGCTGGTGTAGTCAACCTCATTGTGATTGATCCACTCTGGTTCTTTTTCTACCATAACTACTTTTTATCTATCTTTTTATTAAACGATTCTTTAAACTCTTTAAACGCAAGTAAGGGTACTTCAACCCAGCGATCTAATCGGGTATCAAGATCTTTTTCTATTGCCTCTAATATTGTTTGTTTTTGGGCATTTAGAGTTTTATCAATCACCTCCGCAATTTTAAAACATTGTACAATATTAACCCCCATTAATGCCTCTTGAAGTTCTTTGATTTGGATAATCTTTATCCGTTGGGCTTTTTGCACTTCATCCACCTCTATTACGTTTTTATTTTGCCAGAAGTCGCATACTATACAGTTGCCATTATGAATAACACAAGCATCAGAATGGTTGAAATTTGGGCTTGTACAACATTTATCTCTGCCTAAAAAAGCATTACAAAAAAGAGAGTCTTTGTCGCCTTGCCAAGTAGTGCAGTCATTCAGACAATTATTACAAATAAATGTTTTATCGTTATCAGTTGTTTCCATATTATAGTTATTTTAAATTTTTTTCGCCCAGTACCCATCCCCTATTACATATATAATTTTGTCTGGGAAATGAATAACTTCTTCAATTAAAAAATATTTGCGAGTAAAAAATATAGAGTCATCATCATTAAGCATTTCTTTTATTTTATCCCAAATCGGATAAGGGTTTATCGAATTAATTTTTTTTCTCAGTTTATTTATGGCTGTTTTTGTTACAAAAAGATGTTCTCTTTTACTTGGATTTGTAACGACTTCGTAATCGATGGCGATTGCTTCTATTAATTGCCAATCGGGATTTATACTTATTTGGGTTCTCATATCGTTTTATTTACTAAATTCTTTAATTTTCAAAGCCTTGAAATGTGCAAGATAACCCTCTTCTTCTTTTAACCTTTCAGTCGCCTTTTTAAGCTCGGCTTCAACTTCCGCCACCCTTCTTTTTAGGTGTTTAACCCCAGCCTCCATATTCTCCAGCCCCTCTTATATTGCCTTTGCTCTGGTTTTAAAATATGTGTTATCGTACATAAGATTACCATCGATATCCGTATTGGGATATCCGTATTTATCTGTAAACGTTTCAACAACTCCGTTATCGTTATAAGTATATACTGGCAATCGCTTTTCGATCTCGTCTTGACCGTTGATAATATCGTGTATCTGCCCATTATCAATAAGCTCTTGGAGTTTATCCCAGATAAATAATAACTCCTCTGGCTTGTGTTCCGTAGCTAAACATTTTCTGCCTTGATTAAATGTATCCAAAGCGTATTTTAACCGAAGTGTTTTTTTGTCTACGCTAATTAATTTATGACACATCGGGCTTCCGACTGCAATGTAATCCTCGTTATTATTTACAGTATAGCCAGTATTATTGAGTAGTTTTTTTAATAGTCTTGCTTTCATTTCTATTTGTTTTAATTTAGGGATGCCAACCAGACTGCGTGTTCGCTTACTTGCTTACTCAAGTCCAACTTATCATTGGTTAAACAAGCAACATAATATTTTCTGTATAAACTCAAAAACTCAAGTGCCGAATCAAACACTTTTTCGTCTTTTGTATGTAAGATAATGTACGCACATAGCCCAAGATAATATGGCTTCATATACGAAAAAACATAATACAAGTCTGGTGATTTTACATACTGCCCCATTGCCGATAACACTTTTTCGTCATTGTTATCTACACTCTTTTTATGGTCTGCTTGAATAAAATCCGCCATCCACTCCAACGGGTAAAAAACTGGCATCCCCCCAATCTGCTCCAAAAACTCATCGGGGAATCTGCTTCCATTTTCTCCGTAGTTATCGCTTGGGTTGTGATTCTTTTTTGCTATTTCTATTTTTTGCAAAAAATCGTTTTTAGCATCCCCATCTGGCATTTTATCAATATCTTTCAATGACATAAAGCCACCAGCGAATAGAAGTTTAGCCTTTCTGCTTTTTTTCGACATATATTCTTTTAACATACTTATTTATTTTAAAATTAATTCCTCTTGAGTCAATGCAAAATATAAGTTTTGTAGCTCGTGAACGTATTTAATAGACTTAGATGTTTCGTTGCGTATTATCTCGTCCAGAGTCCAGCCAAAGCCACCGCCATACCATAAGCAAAACCTTGTTTTTGGGAATTCTACATATTCCGATAATTCTCTTCCCAAATTTAAGGAATAATGTTTTCGTTTAAGCTCAAGCCCAAACTTCGCCAACCATTCTTTTGTTAATGGGATTCCCTCTGCACCCTCTGGATTCCCATCTATTTCTTCGATATCGTGGGCAGACACCTCCCATACTTTTTTTTTGTCGGTAAGCCAAACAAGATTCCCGATCCTTAATTCTCTTGCTACCATAATTATTTTATATTAGCTGGAGGAATGTTATTCTGCCTAAGTGTATCGACTGCTATTTTAGATAACGTACACAAAGACCTCAATTTAAAGCCAATGGATACCTCCCAGTAATTCCAGTTTTTAAACTTACGCAATAAACGAAAACCTTGACACTCAAAATGTCCCTCGCTTTGATCCGCCAATATCCTCTGCTTAACTAATGTTACGCCATCATCATAAACCCCAAAGTGTGTTTTTGATAGGTTGTTGTTTATCGTTGTAGTTCTGAAAAATCCAGTATTTATTAATTTTCCATCCATTTTATTTGTTTGCTAATTCGATTAATATATCTGCGTGACATTTACTTTTTAAAGAACAAAAACAAGCAAGGTCTTTGCCTCGTAGCTCGTTAATATCGTTTTGCTTAAATTTATCCGACCAGTACTGCAGATCTTGGTCTGCAAACTGCGTACCCGTTGCGATATGCCTAAACAAATGTATAACATCATCAAGATCTCCGATTCGTAAATAAACCCATTTATCGAGTATCTTTCTCCGATACCCAGCATCGATGTATATCACCCCAGCCAATAATTTTAACGGGTTGCCCCATTTCGTTGGTCGTCCAACGTAAATACAATTATCTGGCATAGTCCACCCTTTTGTCCTTTTGCGTTGAATACGTTGCATTATACTGGCTTATTTAAGAGATAATTCGTGGATCAAATCCTTTTGTGTTCCGTAAACATCATATTCGTACAATAAGTGCGGTGAAGATTCAAAATTGCCCTCTTTGGATACCAAGTCCAGCGAGTACCTTGCGATAACTCTTTCAAATGGATATTCCTCGTCAAAAATTCTCTTAACGTGATTAACTATCTGTTTTATTAGCCCAGCCTCCAGCGTTTTAGTTTGGATGTTAAAGTCTATTTTTGCAACAACACCTTTTCGGATCTCGTTTTTGTACATAAAAAAAACGACTTGCCCGACTCTATACTTGTAGTTTATTATTAACTGATTCATTTTTTTGCTTTTTATTTAATCGAAGTTTTTTAACTACATCCGTATTTTCGTAAACATATCCGTAGTGTTTACAGATTCCGCTTTTGTTATTTCTGGGCTGGTAATCCTCGCACATTTTACCGCAAGTTCCATTTTTCTCGCCAACTTCCATTACCTCTTTGCAGAAAAAGAATTCGGAATCGTTTTCCATTTTAGCCTCAAATACATCCATCTTTTCGATACCGTTTTCTCGCATATACTCTAAATGATATTCGAGAGGATAACAATATTCGGAGTCACCGTCTTTGTAATAATACTTAGCCATATCAATTATCGATATACGGTTTAAACTCTCTCGGTAGCGGTTTTTCAGCTCCTTGAGGCATATCCCCTACGTTGCAAAAAGCGTAATTAAACTTAGACATCGCAGAGTTGTACTCAGAGGCGAGTTGGTTGTACGAAGCCTTTATTCCAGATAGTTCAGACTGCCAGATTGACAACTGTTCCCGATCATCCCTCGCCCAGTCTTTTCGTGCCACCCCTTTATACTGGTCTTTTAAATCTTTGATCCTTGTATCGTACACTCCCATATCCGCAATCTTTTTATCTAAGGCAGAGGACATATCCTTGTAGTATTCGTACTTCTTTAGCAATTCTGATGGCTTAAACTCTTTATAAGCAGTATCAAGCCCATCGTTTGCGTACCTACACGAAGCAAGTGCAACTACCATAAAGATAATTGCACTTATTTTTAAAAGGTTACTTTTCATTTGTTAGTTCCATATTAAGAACAATGTTTTTAACCGCTAAAGGCTGGTCGGATATATGAACAAGCATCCCCCCAGTAACATACTGCTGGTGATAAATGCCTCTTGTATCAAACCAAAAAATATATTCTATTGAGTTTCCGTAAGTACCATCGTCTTGTAAAACTTCCGTAGTTCTGCATTTTTGTCCACCTATATTTACATCAAAGCCATAAGTGTCCCAAGATACATTAGTCCCGTTATTATCAACAACACTCGTAGGGGTTAATCTTTTACCGCTTGATGTTACTTTTCCTTTTACCGTAGAATAAATCAGTACTTGTCCCGAATATGCCGATATAATATACAGATGTTTAATCGATCCAACCGTGTTATCAACTTTATATCTTGCTAAGATATTGACTTGCTCGGTTGTATGACCATTTACATCTGTTTGAACTTCGACATTAGCTTTTTGTACTCCGCTTGAAGATACTGGCTCGGCTGGAGTTGTTGTTTGACCGCAACGTGTTGTAAATAAAACAACACACAATAAACACATAATTAAATTTAACTTTCTCATATTGATTTTTGTTTTAAATTATTAATTAACAAACCTTATTTTTTATTTTTTTGATGTTTAAATCCCAAGTTTGAGTGTACGGTTGACCATTCTCGATATCTATCCAAAGGGCATTTAAAAACTCGTCCCGTTCCTCTGGTGATAATGTTATATATAAAGCCCTATATTGTAATGGGATACTTAAATTATTAACATCCATTATTGACTCCCTTATTCTTTCTTTTTCTTTTTTTGGAGCTTTAAATATGCTAAACCCCCATACACATAGCACGAGAAAAGCAATAAATATAAACATCACTATAATTAACACCGAAACAAGCTCTTGCGTTTCCTTTCCCATATTATTATAAACTAACAATTCCATTTTATACTTTTAAAATAATTAATACTCTTGATGATCTTGTGACTCGTAAATTCTGGGATCGATAACCCCAGTTTGAATAAGTATCTCTCGCACCTTTACCCAGTCAACGTATGGTCGCAAAAAGCTATCTGCTGGGTGTACCAAAGGGCATCCCAGCGAGGCATCATCGATATACAGCTCCGCATAAGCCTTCGGGCTATCCGTCCAGTTCTTTTGCTCTGGGTTGGTGTTTATACCGTAAAGCGTGACATCCCTCTCTTTAAACCAGTTTATTGCATCAGTTAAAAAAGTACCGCCCTTTTTAGTAATATTATAATCCGTTGAGGTTGGGTTTTCTATATCTGATCTCATTGTATAAAGTATTAACTGATGCCCGTTGGCAATCAGCTCTTTTAATACTTCGGTTGCACCAATCTCCTCCCCTATTGCTGGGAATTCGTGAGTGACAACAGTACCATCAAAATCTACTGCGATAATCATACTTTAATTTGTTTTAGATGTTCACGACACTCGTTTTGAGTTCCAATAAAATCAATATAATCTCCGTTATCTCCGCCAAGAAAATCCAATCTATCGTGGAACTCTTTTTCTTTTGGGTTACTGCCGTGTCGGTATGTTTTAAATCCCTCCATTTCGAAATCTGTTTCGCTTAATGTCTTAATTCGTTTTACCGCATCATCGCACAGATAAACGATTTTAACACCATCGCCACCGCCCATATATTTAACCGCATCTTGCTCGTTATCAAAGACTCCGTAGTATAGGGTTTTCACTTTATCTACTACTAAAAATATCATACTTATTCGTTTTTGTTAGTATTATGTTGCACAAACGTACAACATAAATAATCCGAAAGCAAGTCTTTTTTAATTTATTTTTTAACTTATTCTTCAAACAATATATCTTACTTCTTTTGGGTATAATATTATTTCTGTTTCTGGGAATAAAAATGGGAATAGTAAACAAGTTTTGACTGTTAGTTTAAATTCTTGCTTAAACATATAATTATAAACATTTGTAAATATATTATTATAAACTACTTCATCTGCAAATATAGGAGTACAAACGTCTGGTTTAAATATGTTTTTTGTTAAATGTTTAAAGTGTGTTTTTTGTTTATATTCAGATTTAATTGCGTCATCAACCATACTGGAATCGGGAAGTATATTTTTGTTATAATATTCGAGTAAATCATATTTAGAAGATACTCGCATATTGCCAATTATGTATGTGGAAGAATTTAAGTCTATTAATACCTCCTTGTATGATTTAAACGGGTTTTCGCAAACAAACAAAATGTTATCTGTAAACAAATCACCAAAATTAAGCAGTTTTACATCTTTAGATGCCTCCGTTTGTTCTATAATTATCCCAGTACCTCTTGGGGTTGTTTTTGGGTATCCTTTATTTGTCCCTTTGTATGTTAATACTAATGGGATACTTGCATTGTTTTCGTTATATTCCATAATTTAATTTACTTTATATTTCCATTATTAGTTTAGTTATTCTCCCAACGTAAGATTTTCTATGTAACCCAGTACCGTTATAGTGTAATGTTGTTTTTTTGCCAGTTAAACAACATATATAATAAAGAAAAGTCTTGCCATTTTTTTCTATAACCTTGTAGCACTTTGCCTCTTCCGACCATACTTCCGTTGCCATACTTATTTGTTTTTAAGGATACGTTCTAAATTGCTTTTTTTGTGGATAGTCGTAAACCTTTGGATTTCGGCTATCAACTCCAGCAACTTCTCTTTGCTGGGTTCTGGAAGATTATTACGACCAGAGTCTGCCCCTATGTTCACTTGGATGGGCTGACAAGCCCTTAATGTATCAACCAACTCGTCCAAATCAAAATCCATTATGGGTTCTATTGTAACGTATTTGTCAAAACAGTCCAGATTTGCCATTGCACTTGCTCTGGTATTTGAAAACGGGCTATTACCCATTATCTCTGGGTAAAATCTATTTGTTTCAATAGTTGTACAAATAACGGATTCGCTGGGAAATAAGCATCTGTTATTGGCAATAAAGGTTGGGTTTTTAGTTTGAAAAAAGTATCGGTTGTTGGGGTACGCTTTACAATGGTTTAACGTCTGAATAATCCAGTCCATATTTATATCTTTTGCAAACATATCGCAACTGCTTCCTATAAAAATAAAGTTACCGCTACCCAAGTCGGTCTTTAACTCTTTGGCATCAAAACGTACTGGCTTTTGACTGCCAAAACGCTTCATATAACAGTAACTACAGTTATGAAAACACTTGCCCTTTGTGGTGTTGAAAGTATGGCTTATAAAGTCATACATATTGCCTTTTGATACATTTAATCCCATACTTATTTGTTTTTTTGTTTAAATTTTCTGTAAGCGGTAAATAATACTTTAAAAAACTTATAAACCATATACACATCGCAGAGGCAGTAAAATAAGCAAAACAGATATGTTATTAAAAAAATGATCCATAGCCATAATGTTGGAGTATGCCAGTTTTTATACCACCAAAAACTCTGGGTTGGCACTGCTATAACGATAAGCCATTTGCCAAAAATAAACATAAACTTTTCAAAGCCTTTTCGGTGCTTGTAATCTACTTGTTCGTAAGCCTTTTTTACAAAGTTGTCTAAATTCATATCCCTATTATTGTTTTGTTTTTAATTCTGCGTTTTCTCGCCTTAAGCTCTCGTTTTCCAGCGTTAAACTCTTGATTCGGGAGTTTGACTTGACCGCCACATTCTCTTCACGGTTATTGCGTTGTTTTAGGTTGTTGATCTCCTTTTCGAGTTCCCCGATCCGTTGCTTTAATTCCTCTGGGGAGTCGTGATGGGCAGATGCCTTGCTTGTAAGATGCCAAAACCCACATTTGCACAAGTAAGCTCGTACTGGGATAACTTTCTTTTTAGATGTTTTTTTGATCTTTTCTAAGCTATAAAGGGCATCTTGTTCGCATCTGAAGTGTACTTTTTTACAAGTACTTGGTTGGTTATCTTTTATAATATCCATCCGCCCATCCGCCCAATGCTTTACGATTTGCCCATCTTTGTTCATATAGACCATCGGAAGCCCTCGCCCCCAAGTGTCTTTAATGACTTCTTGCTGGAGCAGTTCTTTAAACTTAGGGGAGTTTAAATATTTAAGATGTTCCTCGTCTGCACCCATTATATTGTGCTTATAAAATCAAATAACTGTTTAGTCCAACGGGCATCTCCCAATGCGTTATGTACGTTTACTTCTTTGGGATATGTGCTGGAGCTTTTTAATTCTTTTAAAACTTGATCTGGGTTACAATGTTTAGCCTTTGCAAAACCTTCTGCCTTTTCATCGATCATTTGTTTTAAATCTCTGCAATACATTGGGTAATAACTCGGAAGGTTGTTCATTTTGCCAAATAACCAGCAAAAAACAACCCAGTCATAATCGGCATAATAACCATAAAATGTCGGCATTATTAAAGACTCCAGTAAAGGCTTGTCTAATAAAGCATCGTGATATCGTTTTTCAATCGCCTCCGATGTAGTAAACCTCAAGATATCATCTGCTATCTGTTTATTTGTTTTGCCATATAACTCCAGCAGAGTCCGTAAACTACTTGGGTTAAATAACTCAGACTGAAGTCGTGAATATATTTTACTATCTGCAACTGGCTCTGTTTCGACCATATAACGATTAGATAATTCGTTGAATATTGGTCGCAATACGTTTTCTCTTAGCCAGTAGTATTTATAAGTCTTACCGCCATCTTTTAGCGATTTATCTTGCCTTAAGTCGTATCTATTCCAAGCCTCACGGACATTGAATTCTTTAGATATCGCATAATATTCACGACCATCATCAGCCACGATCCCGATTGAAATAAGATCAATGGTTGGCTTTGTTATTTTGCCAAATAATTTTTTTTGAGTTCCTTCAACAAACTCCGTGTCTATAAAATAGTTCATAGTTAAATCGTATAAGGTTTTTTAATTTCTCGAAAATGGGTTATACTGCCATCGTTGTTTGATGCCCAGCCAGTACCGTTCCAAGTCTCGTAATGTTGTTTATTGCATTTCTCTCGATAAACCTCATAACGACCATACTTTTCTGGTTTTTGGTTGCTGGTCGATATCCACCCAGCGTTATCGTTTTCTTGTCGAACTTCTTTTCCGTATTCTAAGAACATTAAAATCAGCGTATCCTCTGATACGTTTTTGTCTGCACAGATAACCTCAATGCAACGAAACATATAATCGTTACTTTTACTCATAGCCTTTATTTTTTCAAGATTATTCACTTTTTTATTGGCTTATACTCCACGACTTTAACATCTCTGTATCCGTCCTTGTCCTTGCGTTGTCGCATAAAGGATAACATAGTATCTCTTTCTTTAGCGGAGCTTACAATTACGCTTTTTGTTTTACCACCAGTATTGTAACTGATTTTAAATTGTTTTTTTGGCATAACGATTAATTTAGATGCTTCCGCCCCATAAATGAGAGGCGATGGCGAGGTTTACAAACTTGAATTATTTTTGGTATTTTTTCTGTTTTTTGGTTATACATTTTCCAAGATGCGTACATCTTCTCTCTGGCAATGCGGAGTACCTTTTGTTCTTTCGTTTCGGCTTCTATATTACTTACATAAGTAAACGATCCAGAATAAGATAGCCCACTTTGTGTTGATATACAATACCCAAACCCATAGTCCGTTGGGGTTGTATCTCCGTATCCGTATGGCTGATTGCTTACCATAATTAGCCCAGTACCTCTTTTTGTTTGCCTTCCGCTTGTTTTAACTTATTTGCCTTCCGCATCTTTTTAACCTCAATGTAATAGATGTTTCTCTCTGCAAAGGTAGTCTTTTCTCCGTTCTTTATCCTACGACCAATTTCATACAATTTCTTTTGCATATTCTTGTTTTTTTGAAAGTTGATTAATTAGTTTTGATTGGCTTAACGAAATCCTCACTACATCGTGGGCAGTGATACCCGATTGGTTTTTCGACTATGTTTTTACAATACGGACATTCGCAACTTTGATCTTCTCCGTGTCGCAATTCTTTGGCTATTGGCTCGATTTTATTGCCAGTACTTGCATCTTTGCTATCTGGATAAGGATTTGTATCTCTCAGCCTTCCAAGATCAGCACCAAGCCACATAACCCCCTCTTGAAGTTTAGTTATGGCTAAACTTCTCTCCCGTGAGGTCGGTAATTCTTTAATACGCTGAATAATTTCGTCTGTTTCTTTGCGGAGTTGTTTGTTTGCTACAATTTCTTGCTCCCTTTTTTCTTGGTCTTCCATCTTACTGTTTTTTAATTATTAATATCTGATATACTTATTTCTTTGTTGAAAATTTTGTCTGTATTTATATCCATCAGATCGGCAAATTCTACCTCGCAGAAAGTCCCGCAGTCTGGAAGTATTGGTTGCTCGTATCTGCCATCGGCATCCGTTAATTCGTCCAGATATCTGCCCTTTACACAAGTAGCACCAATTTTACGTTCCAGTTTAGCCATTCTATCGTATTCTGCTGGGAAGTATTTGCGTACAAGCCTAAAGTATCCCACCCTTTACGCAACAAATACAGTTATTGTTTTGAAATCCCAATCTGTACATTTCGGGCATCTTGATATCGTTTTTTAAGATGAGGTAGGCACATTGTTCTTTATTTAATCCTTTCTCAATAAGCGGATACACGGGCTTTGTTTTTGGATACTGCTGGGAGAATCTAATGGCACGATTGATCTCCTTTTTTACAAACTCAAATCCAAAGACTTGATGGCTAAATGGGATCTCCTTTTCGACTTGTTCCCTTACCTTCTTTTTTAACCAAAGGGTACACGGTGATCCACTCGCACCGTTAATGAATTTTCTTTTTTCGCATACTTCAAACTGGTCGTCATAAACAAGGCTTCTTCTCCGATGAATTTCTACCCCGATCCACTTCTCGCAATTCTCTATAAATCTATCGTTATCTGGGTGTGCGGTAGCTATATCAATATAAATTAAAATACAGTTTTCCTTACCATACTTTTCGACTGCCAGTTTACAAGCAACCGCAGATGTCAAACCGCAACTAAACCAACAAATAACCTTCATCTTATTCTCCTATTTATTTCTGCGTTTATTATATGCTTAAATAATTTGCCCATAAGTCATCGCTGGGTTTATATTATACCTCTGGACGATTAAATCGGTATACTTAAATACATAGTCGTTGATTTTACCAAAAAGCTCAAGTGATTGGGAGAAGTCTGCATTAATTATCCCCCTCACACTCGATGTACTAAAGTTATGGTCGTAATCTATCTCCAACTGCTCCAGCCGTGAGGTCGGGATCGTCTGGAGATAGTTACTCGCCAATGCATCTTTAATAATGTTATACTTTATGATTAAATCAGTATCCATCGGCTATAATTCATCCATTAACACGAGTTCTTTATCCCAAGCACCCAATATCTGCCAGTAAATACCAAAAGGCGACTGCACCAGCAAAATAGGATCGTTACGCTTCTCCTCATCTTTAAACATTTTCTTTTCTGCAATCACATAAAATATCGGGCTTTTTTTACATAACTTTTTCACGTTATCCTTGTAAGCCTTCATAATTTCCATCGCCTCTTTTGGAAATTTTGGTATAAACAAATCAGATGTTTTAAGCACCAGCTCGTACTTGTTTACCAACGCATTAATTTTATCGGTAGTTGTACAGTCGTACTGCTCGAAAAAGTCTTTAAACTCAGCGTATTGCTTTCTGTTTTCCAAGCGTGTAACCATATCAATAACCTCTTTTTTGGCATAACGGTTTTGCTTGATAAATTCCTTTTTCATTTTTAAAACAAGGATTTTTTCGTCCAGATTTTCGAGTGTAACTGGTACTGGGATCGTTTCCAGTTCTTTCCAAACATCAATCGGTTTTAGCTTAAGTTTTGGCTCTACCTCTTCCATTTTATCGCTTACCCCCAATACCATTCTTGGTTGACCTTGCATTGCTATTGGCTCTGCGGTCGCCATCATATCGCCACCTTGAAAACTACCATTAGCACCATATTCGTTTAGAAAGTCATACAAGTAAATTTCTTCTTGCTCATCTCCACCGTATTCGGCAATGTTATCGCTTACACTATATTGAATTTTACGTTGCATCTCCATCACCGCCTCAATCATAATTTTAGCCTCGCCCTTTTTACGTTCAAGGTGTCTTTTAGCCTTTGCCTTACTGCTAAAAAATACTGGAGTCTTAAAAAGCTTCAAAAAGCCTTTCTTTTCTGGTTTTGAATCTTTCTTTTTTGCCATACTGATTTAATTTATTTTATTGATTATTACTTGGATATAACGCTTTAAATACTTGCCAACCCCTACCCATAAAGTCAAACATTCCTTGAATATCAACGGGTGCATAATGAATAAATATCATCTCGCAACCCCATTTATCTTTGTACTTTACAGATAATTTACCGCCATCAGACTCCTCATCCCAGTCGATGATCAAAGCCTTGTGTAATGAAACATTATTGCCAGTTTCCTTGTCTATATAACGAATACTGTTCATATAATACTCCATATCTTTATTTTTAAAAATCTCAACATTATACTTATCGCAATCGATTATCATTCCCTCACTTCCGTTTGATGTAATAAACCTTTGCTTTTTGTTAAGTTTTTCGAGTTCTTTGATACCAGTAAAACAGTAATTGCATTGTTTTAACTGTTCTATTATTTCTTGTGCAGTGCCTTTTAACCCTCTGATCCATTCAATATTGCTGGTGTCTTTTCGAGTCATACACATTGCCACACTTTTTACTGCTTCAACCTCGTCATACACATTGATAACTTGTTTGCGTGTATAATCCTCTGGATCATCGCTTACAACATCAATTAAATAAGTAACCTCAAAATATTTTCGTTCCATAATGCTAATATTTTGCTATTAATATTTTTAAGCTCATAAAGACATATCCCTTTTCGATCCCAAATTGACCGCCTTTTAAAATATACGTCACCTCTGCAAGTACATATCCGTATTTATACTGATTGTTTTGCCCATCATAGTTTTCCAAACATAAAATATCAAACTGCTGAAAGTTCCGATCATCCTTGCGAACCTCAAATGTTTTATATCCGTGTGCTACTTGGTTAAAGTAGTCTGTATGAGTTTTTAAATGATGTATTTCCATACTTATTTTTTATTTTTGGAACTGTAACGAATCTACTTCTTTAATGGTTAATTCAGAATAAACCATCTCCTTTGTTTGCGGAGATGATGCCATTGTATCAACCGCCCTTGCAACTGCGGTAACTATATTTACGGATGTAAAACTGGGTAATGCTACAAAAGCCCCAGTATCTAATTTAAATGTCGCACTATATATTTTCATATTTCTTTATTTTCATCAAACTTTGAATAAATCATTACAGAAAAAAATATAAGTTGTATGTAAAAAACCCAGTACAACTTCATATTTACATAACTCCAGCCCAGCAACATCGATGTTGGTTCTGATTGAATTCTGGCAAAAACATCCTTTTTTAATCTTATTTGTTTTGTCCGTTTACGCATTTACACAAATATTAAAATTGATCCCTTATAAGCCCAGCGTTTTTGTACTTTAACCCACCAGATATCGCTATCGTTTTTACGCAAACTATCTTTTATTGCCTTCGTAATGTTGTCTTCGTCTGGGGTGCTTTCGTGTGGCATCCCATTGTACTTTGCTTTTTTCTTTTCCGACCACCCATCTGGCATCGGAATAAAATAAACCGCCTCAAATACTTTAGGGAGTACAAAGCCCATAAGGTTCGCTTGGGCTATCATATTTTTTTTAAAATAGAAGTACTCGGTGACAACTGGTCTCTGCCTCTTTTTCGGATCTTTATGATCGGGGTTTGTAAAAATGCGATCCCGATTTGTCATCCTTATCGCCCCCATCGGCACTATATCGAAAAGATAAAACTCTCTGCTCTGGTCAAGCACATATCTGGTTGCCAAAACCTCCAGACGTTTGCCCTTTTGGTGATGACACTTGCCGAAACTATGTTTTATCCTTTTAACGACCATTTTAACTCTTTATTTTTTTCTCCAAACACAAAAAGCAGTATCCCAAATCCAACCCATTTCTTCGGCTTTCTTTAACATATTATTGTAGCGATTTAGACAAACCATTTCGTTCTTTTCGTTGAATTGTTTTATAAACTCATCTTGGCTTATATTATCACATTTGATTGGCTCTTCTATCTGAAGACCATTTTGATATCTTGTAATTTTGTTTACATAATCCTTATTTTTTGATTTTTCAACATAAACAATATGGGCATTTGCCATAACCCGTATTGGTCGACCATCGATTTTTATAAAATCTGTTTTAATGTTTTCGTCAAACATATCTACATCAAGCATATCAGTAGTTTTCATATTATCCTTTATAATTTACATTTCTACCGCTTAAGTTTTTTCCGTTTGCCTCTTCCCAAGCCCAGTACGATTGATTAGTAAACTCCCTAACAAATTCATCTGGGGTTTTTCCATATCTCTCTACCGTGTTTAAAAACTCCCCAGTCGTCCCATCTGACTGCGATATTTTCTCAATTGCAACGATATCCTCGCTGGTCTTTTTTGCGTTAATAACGATTGCATCTTTATCGGAGTGTATTAAAAAATCAAAGAACTTCAAATCTTTTTGGTTGACTTTTATGATATTTTTAAAGCCCACGATAAATTCGTCTACGGGTATGCTATATTGCTCCATCGGGAATATAGGATGCGAGTACTGGCTGCCACTTTGCGATATGCCTTTTTGATAAACAAGGTCGCTATGATTTTCTGCTTTTTCCAAAACCACAACCCAAGCATTAGGTTGAATTTCGATCTCGAAACCAAATACGTTTATTTTTTTTGTAAGCATTTTATTCAACTTTTAAAGGGATTTTAGCAATCTTTATTATACTGGCAACTATTTTACTCATACAGTCTTTACAAATATCATCGAGGTGTACAGATAAGTTTTTATCGCTGGAGTTGGTCATCCCTTGCATTTTCAAATAACCCTTGCCCTTTTTATTCTTGGTTATGTCCGCCCCACAAAGATCGCAATATGTGAATTCCTTTACCATTATTTGCTATTTAATTCTTTTTTGATCAGCCTTTTTGATATAGCTCTTCTCTTGCCAGAAGTATATTGTTTCATCCAGCGTCTTACGTGTCCAGCCCACTCACCGTTAATAAAGGAATTTTGTTTATGTCCGACTCTTAATTTGCCCATAACTTAACACATACTTATTTATTTACAGTAAATTTAAAACAATTTTCCTTGACTCAAAAATGTTTCGAGTCTTTTTTCTGCGATTTTACAATATTCTGCACTCATCTCGCTTCCGATGAATTTTCTATTTGACCGCAGTGCAACCTCTCCCGTGCTTCCAGTCCCCATAAATGGATCGTAAACAACACCGCCCTCGAATTCTGCTACACAACCGCAATCCGATAACTCAGTAATATACTCAGTTTCTCCCTTCTCGCTTGGCTTGTATTTTATGGTCGTCATCTGGGCATCGAAAGTATCATCAAATCCCAGTATCTCTTTAATAACAATCCAGTCCTCTGCAGTCGGGTAGCTCTCGCCACTAAACCAATGATGTGTGGCTTGGGATTGCATAGTAAACTCGATCTGCTCAACTGTTTGGCTACCCTTCCATTTTTTAAGGTACGCAACGATATCTTTTATTGCTGGAAGATCTCTTGCCTCGACCAGCCCAGACCTTTCTTGCACGGAATAAGGCTTCGATCTATCCCAAACTACGGTACCACGATCAGCATTATCAAATAAGACTGGTTTTGATATTTTAAATCTCGGTTGTTTGCACTTAGAACATACAAATTCGGGACAACTGGATAACATTGGTTTGACCAGCAACGAGTCGTTATAACTGGCATAATGTTTATTCGGGCTGGGCTTTGTTGGGATATCCCAAAAGTCTGCTACATCACCGCAGTTTTTACCCTTTTCGCTTTGCCCTAACCAGTCAACATCTCCGCTAAAATTATTTACGTTGCCCTTGCCATTGTATTTTATCCTATTAGCTCCACGATTATCAGCGTTTTTATGTCTATCCCTCACGGCATCTAAATCGAAAAAGTAATTTTCGCTTTTAACCATAAAGAAAAAGTACTCGTGTTTTTTCGAAAAGCGATCCGTTACGCTTTCTGGCATCGCATTGCGTTTTGCCCATACTACATCATTGCGAACTATCCAGCCACGATCCATACACCCGATTGCAAATCGATGAGGCAATAACAATAATCTTTTATCGCCATCGTAGGAATCCCCCATATTGATCCATACACTCCCAGTTGGCTTTAGTTTATCATAAAGCACATACATCATTTGCCAAAGATTTTCCAGATAAACGATAAAGCTATGTTCTTGTCCCCATTGACCAGCGTACCCATAATCTCGTAGTTTCCAGTACGGAGGCGAGGTGATAACACAATCTAAAAAGTTATCGGGCATCCTACGAAGAGTTGCCAGACAAGGCTCATTATATATTTTGTTTAACTCCATCACCAGATCACGTTATTAGGTAATATTTCGCTACCGCTTTTTACATTTTGCTGAACCCCATTATTCCAAAATATTGCCTCGCAAGGAGTAACCATCTGGAAAGAGTCGCATCTAATAGCAGTACTTCGCTGGTTCATCCCAGTACCGTTAAGGATATTTAGGGTGTACCGCTTATCCTCTCTGGCACTCTCACACCCAAGTAACGTAAGAGATAATGCGAGTAAAAAGATTAATTTTTTCATACTTATTTTAGTTGGTTTGATAATACTTTATCGACCTCGTCATCTGTAAGTTGGCTGGTTGTTTTATAGCCTTTTTTAATGCCATACTGGAGAACCTTTCTGACCTCCTCTTTTGTCATTGGCATCCCTTTGTGTTCAAATGCCTTCCAACTTTTGTTTATTTGCTGTAAAGCTCCTAAAATGTCCGCATCCATACTTTATTTTTTTTTAAATAAAACACCCCAAATTACAAAGGTTAAAATCAAAACTATTTTCAGAGTATTGCTCATATCCTTTAATCCTTTTTATACTCATAAGTCCAATCGTCTGTATCGCCTTTCAAATACTTAAAGGCTTTCTTTTTCCAGATTTCTTTTTGCTTTGTCAACTCAACGGTCAAAGGAACATCTTTCCCAGCTCCAAACATCCCCTCTTTATATCCGCAGTACGGACACCACCATTCGTAACCATCGTGTCTAAAAGTCCAAATTAATGGCACTTGCTTTTCGTGGCAATCGCAGATCTTGATTATTGGTTCGTTCATAATTTATCTTTGTTTTTGATTAGGTAAAAGCAATATACGATAACCCCTCTTTTCTCAATTCATCGTGTAATATTTTACGCACACTGGTGTATTTAAAAACATTTATTAATTCGTAAAATAATTGTAGCGGAGGCATATCGAATATTTTGCCATCGTACTCGTAGTCATAACTTGCATATAAGTCAATGTTTTTGCCAGATATGAGAGGTCTTAACTTATTTGCAAAGGTTAAAACCCCAATCGTTAAACTTTCATCTCTATTATTGGCACTATCAAGTATAATAACCGCCATATTTTGATAGTCCATTTCAAAGAATTCATCTTGAAACAAGTACGCTGACTGGTTGTTCCAAAAATACGAAACAAAATAATTCCAAGCCTTTGTTATTTTATCAAAGTGTTCGCATTTAGTACCCTTAATATCCAAAGCTGAAGATTGAAAATAATAATCATTCTCTTTGTTATAATCTTTACTGTTTATTGGTCGTGATCTATCCATATTCGTTTTATTATCTTTTGTAATTGCGAGAATAAGACCAGCTAAATTCTTTCTGGTTTTGGAATTCTTTTTTATAATCGGTCTTCGGCACAAATGCTTTCCCTATTTCTGTTTTTGTAACCCGTCCTAATCTAAAATTTTTAACTATTCTTTTTAATTCGGATACTGCTTTATCTAAACCAGTTTCTAAAACGTACCAGTAATTTGTCCTTACGAGATCATCAAAGGGCTTCCCAAATGCTGTTTCACGACCACCCCAAGTGCCAATTCCTTGCTGGAAAACAGAGTTACCAAAAGCGATTAACACCGCTTCGTACCTTTCCCAGTCATCGCTTGTACCATTTGACTTCATCGAGATTTCGATGTTAAATATTTTCTCGTATTGCTTTTTATTCTTCGCCATTTTGCCCGTTTTTGTTTTCATTATCTGCCAGTTTTTTTAATATTTTATTGCATTTTTTACAACTACAACGACTCTCTATAATCGTTGAATTTATGTATGGGTGCTTTTTGGAATATAACCCACAAGCAGTTACAAATCGGTGATGCCCGCTTTTTGTCCAGTCGTAGTCTGTATGATAATGTATTATTCCAAAAGGTAGTCTTCCACGCATATACTTATTTTTTTATTATCCGAATAACGTTCCTTGACTTTGCATCCCAGCGAGTCGCTTTGCTCCAGCATTAAACCACTTGGGATCAAGTTCAGTCCCGATAAACTTTCTGCCCTCTTTATGACAAGCGACTGCAGTACTAAAGCTCCCCAAAAAACCATCAAATACCATATCGCCTTTATTACTGCTATGTAGAATAATCCTACGGATTACATTATAATCTTTTTCGTGTGGATGGCTATTGACATCGTGTTGAACGTGATTCATTTTCCAGACGTTGCTTACATCATTGGAGTTGTACTTTGCCTTGCCCTTTTCGAGTACTAAACAGACCTCGTATTGATTTCTGAAACCATATCCCATCCCGATATTGTTTTTTACTAAAATGCAAAGCATACGGTAATTAAATCCGTGTGCAATAGCATACTCTTTTATTTGGAAACAAAACTTGTGATTGCTGAATAAATAAAGACTGGTATCGTTTTTCATTTTCGGAAGTATTGCGTCCAAAAAACGATAATTGATACTCTCATCCTCGTTATTTAAAATCTCTTTAGAGTCCCTTCCATACCCGATTCCATCCCCGTAAGGAGGATCAACGATTACGAGGTCAAGGCACTCGTTTGGCATTACCGCAATTAAGTCAAAGCAATCTGCTTGGAATACGGTGTTTTCTTTAAATTCTATTTTATTTTCCATAAATAATTATCAATAAATTCTTCATCCGTTTCTCTGATGTTTAACTTACATCCGCAATAATTCGCAAAGTCTAATAATAGCACCTTACGACCAGCGTGATCGCCACGTTCAATTCTGTTTTTATCGATCTCCACGATCCTATCAACAAAAGAACGACTACCAACCCACCAGCTATGACCATCCCATCGCATAATCTCCCAATCCGATGTGGATGGCTTCACCCAGTAGTATCCATTTTCTAAAACCATATCTTTAAGTTTAAATAGACACATCTTTTGAAAATGCTTCATATAAATACCTTTTGCCGAGCTTTGTTAAAGTCCACTTTGTAGTCACCAGTCCCAGTTCCGCCACAATACATTTGGCAGTATTCCCAGTATGGTATCCAGAGGCACATTTGAGCAAAGCGTTTTTAACTACGTCACGCTTCGAGGTATCTCCGAAGTTTGCATTACCCCAAGCAGTGTTTAATTCCTCGTCTGATATTAACTTCTCTAATTCGCTGATATTGTTTTCCATACTTATTTGTTTTATATGCTATTTGAGTGCTATAATTAAATAGCACATTAAAGATATTTACTTACACTATTTGCGGTCACCCCCCTTTTGACCAGCCCATCCTCAATCAGCTTGGTAAAAACACGGTAAGCGGAATTATATCCGCAACAACATTTTCTTTGAATTAGCGAGATCGATATATCGTCCCCACTTTTAAATCGCAACAAAACTTCTTTTCTGTTTTTGGTATCTTGTTCTTGTTGCATTGCGGTAATACTATCGTGTTCTATACTGTTTTTTTTGATTTAAATTAGGCTGGGGATCGCCCCAGCCCTCTTTTAATTAAAGTGATTTTAATCTTTTATTGCCATCGTTATCCAATGCCACTGCAACATTTGGCACAAATGTCAACGCTTCTGCACAAGCGATAACCTCGCCATCTTTATTGCGAAATTCAGTTGTTACTTGTACAACACAACCATTCCCAGTCACCATTGCTTTAGTCGATTTCATCCAGCCTTGCTCTTTACTGGAGGCTTTGCCGATCAACTGGAATAAATCCCCGTTCCCAAAAACTTTTAAATCGGATGTTTTTGTCTTTGCCTCTTCGATGTTTGTATTATCCAGAGGTTTTTTTGCTTGAAATGTACAAGCTTCACCAGTACCACCAGCTTGTCCGCTTTCGTTTCCTTTTTCTTTTTTTACTTCGTCTGTGTTGTCGTCCATAAAATATGTGTTAAAATTTTGCTACTCTTTTACATTAGGTTTTCGCATCCCCTATTTTATTTATATACTTTATCAACGCATTTTTTAACCTCCTCTTTTGTAAGATTAAATCGGTGCATCAAGTCGTTAAAACTAATCGCCCATTTATTTTCTTTTGCTTTTTTTAAATACTCTATACACGCTTTCATTTCTTTGTTTTTTTTATTTAATTTTTAATAAAGGGTTCGCCTCCCTTTTTTGCTTGTTGTGTCGTACTGGTGTATGTCTGGCTTCAAACAAGCGGTGTTGCTCTTGAGTTTTGTTTAACCCCTTACGCAAAATTAAACATCCAATTACGCAGTCTGTAGACACGTTGTAAATATTTTATTTTAAATTAATAAGTGTTTCTTTGTACTGGTCGAGGCACTCGTTTATAGCAGTTATAATTGCACCTTCAAGCCTTCCGCCTTCCGCAACAACACCATCGCAATGATTATAACTTAAAGCATTCTCCAGTATCGATTTAATATCTGGCTTTGCTACTGGTACTACATCCTCACTCGGTTTATTTGCTGGTTGATAGCCTTGCATTAATAAATCTGCAGTATTTGGTACTACCTCTGCCATCGTTTTAGGCAGTAGCTCGTAGCATTGCTTAAATACATCTTCGGCACAATGCAAATATTCAAAACGATCACCATTAGGGGTTTTAACAATATAATCCCCAGCATCAGCCTGTTTATTTCCATAAGGAGTTGGGATAATTAAAAACCAGTTATGGTTTGCTTTACTGATCTTTTTACTGATCCCAGCACCGCTAAACGCAGTTGCCCGTTTTTCTGTAAATTCTATGCACTCAACTTTATTATCCCCAGTAAACTGCATCGCCTTTACAATAATCGGTATTTGTCTGTATTCTTGTACCATTTTTTATATTTTATACTTGTTTAAGAATATCTCAAATTCTCTTAAAAAACCATCGATCTGATCGTAAGATATCCAGCAAAACTTTTGCCCATTAAGAGATACTTCCGTGTCCCTAAGTATACCATCAAAATCAGACTCGCATTTAAAATAAAACAGATGTTTGCCATCAATTCTTTCCGTTCTTTCTTTTATAGTATTGGGCTTTATTTTTGGCATAGAGTTTTTATTTTAATTGATTTGCATTTTCTATAATACTCCAATCGATATCTTTGGATTCCGCACATATTTTACACGCTTGTGTGTGCGTACAGTCGCAAACCTCTTTTTTAGTTGCGGTTTGTACTTCTGGTTTTGGCTTATCCTTGCATTTATCTTTTGCAAGTTTTATGGCAATAGTTTTGGATATTTTTTTGCAAGGGAATAATTTACAGTCATCGCAATCCGACTCGTTAATTTTTTTCTCAAATTTTCGAAAGTCCAGTTGCTTTGGAGAATAATAGTTTTTTCTCTGTTTATTCATTTGCGTTGCCCGATTCCGATTAAAGCTATGCAAGTCCATTATTTCTTGGGTTTATTTAATGCTAATTTAATTGCATCGGCATAAGATACTCCGTTGTTTGTTAATGACATTATCTGATCGTGTCGTTTTGGCTCTCTTGCCTTTAGGCGATCAAATCTTGTTTTATCAAACTGGCATCCAAATCCACAATACGCACATCCCGTATTGGTTTCGCCCTTATCGTAAATATCCGAGTATTTAAGGTTGTTTTGTTTTACAAACGCCCAGACATCCTCTTTCGTCCAAATCGATAAAGGCATACATTTATTATCCTTGAGGTTTATACACCCAGTCTTTAAGTAACCGCCTTTGCGTGTGCCACTATCCGTTGCCATTGTTCCAATAAAAAATCCATCCTTAAGGTATTTTTGCATTGGTTTCTTTTTAAGCAAGTGACAGCATTTATACGTTAAATCAAACGGGGCATCAATAAGATGTTTATACTTTTCTGGGAGCTTAAATGATCTGGTTTTACTACCATCTCTTTTGATACCAGTTAAAAATAGCCGAACTGTATCTTGGTTTTTGCTGGTTGGATATTTACAGTCGTGTATCATTCTTGCGACCTTTTTGCTGATTAAAGGAAAGCCAAACTCTTTTACTATTTTAATAAAAGTTGTTTCTGGTCTTACGATCTCTACATTATCAACCTCCCTTACAAATTTTAGTATTTCGATAAACTCGTTGGTAGTATTTGAAAAGACTGCAGTTCTGTTTTTATCCAGCAATCGAACCAACTTTAACATTACGGTACTATCTATGCCCCCAGAAAACCCGATTTTGCTATTTGGGTACTGAGCAATAAAAGAGTCGATAACGTAAAGCGAATGATCTATCTTTTGAGATAAGCTCCACTTAAGTCTTTGTTGTAATTCCTCGCTGGATACCATTACTGGAAAACTTTAGCAAGAGAGTAACGAGTGCCTTTGCCATTTTTGTTTATGGGACGAGATTTACTGGCAATGTCCATCATTAGCACCTTCACCGCCTTGCTTTTCTCTCCGTGTTCTTGAATTGCTTTTCTTAAAGCGTTTTTTTGCCAGTAGTTGAGTCTGACTTCATCATCTCCCACCATAATTTTTGGGAGTACTGTACTGGGAACTTTTATCGGGTTTTCTTTTTTTACGGGTACAGCCTTAACCGTTTTATTACTTGGGCTTTTTACAGCGTATTTTTTATCAATTAATACTTCTATGTCGACACTATCCGATAAGGCAAACTCACCGCCTTTTTTATACATCCCCTCTTGGAGTCGCCAAATTAACTCTGATGTTTTATTGTTTACTGCGATTCCGCACATTGCCAGTCCTATGCGAGTATAGTTGGTCTTCTGGTCTGTACTAAGCCTTGCTACGACTTTTGTTTTATCGGATAAAGTAACCTTATCGCTGGGCTTTAGCTTTTTAGAGTCTTTGTTAGTTGCCATATATCACATACTTATTTAGTTAATACCATTATTATCGCTATTATCAACATTATCAATTCAATACAGCCGATAAACAAGGCAAAAGTCGACCTTTTGCTATGTTTATTTTGCTTATTGTTAAAGTAGTCCATTTTATTTTATGGTTTTTCGGCTGATTATTATGCTTATTGTTATGTGCGACCATATTATCATCGGTAATTATACCCTCTACAATTATCACCTTGTGCGATGTGTTCAACTTGATTCCAGTTGTCATCAATCACCTTTTTATTCGCCTCATCGATCCTCATACACTCCAGCCCTTTTGCTCCGCCAACCAAATACTTACAACACTTTACACCCTTACCCAGTTTGCAAACATTTTTAATGTGATCGTAATCCTCGTTTAAGTCCATATATTTAACTATATCGGGTTATTTGTAATATTTTACACTCGCAACCAACCTTTGACCATTGCATCAAGACCTTAAGCTCAACCTCTGAATAGAATTGAGCTTCCACTACTTGCGAATGAATTGCTTCATCCCCCTCTGTAGTGTTTTCTGGGTGTTTTAGAGTAGTTAAAACAATAAACTTTTCCATAATTATTGTTGTTGCTGGGCTTTTTGCCAAATTAGTTTAGAGTCCGTAAATATCTGCGGTTTAGTTATAGCTACCCTTGTCCGTTTATCAGTATAACGATATGCTACACTACCATCAGAGTATTTAACTATTTCGCTATCGAAAATAGAGGAATCCAGTATATCTATCTGGATATCCCCTATGTTTATACTTTGTTTAATTCTTAATATTGCTACTTCGGTAATCATTATTCAAATATACATAATAAGTTTATTTATCAGCTACTTTAAAGCCCCTTCCTCCGTTTAAGTGATATGGAATATCTCTTAATATGGAAGTGTTTTCAAAGACCAACATTCCAACAAAACTTTTTCTTTCTTCGACAACGATAACCTCGCAACCAATATTACTTTGGAGCTTACTGCCCAAAAAGATCGGTTGTAAATCATCATCGTACATCCCAGTAAAGATTGGTTTCATAATTTTTATTTTTCTAAGATTTGTTTTCTTATCCTTTCGATTAATTTTAAAAAATACAAAGGAAAATCCCTTGTCAGTATCCATTCCGCAAAGCGAATGTTATGTTCTACCTTTTTGCCCTTTTCTTGTCCGAAGTTAAATACATAATCTCCCCTTTTGCCTTTAAGTATTTTCTCAGTCCACTCTGCCCGATTATTTGGGTTACAAAATTTAGCCAGTTCCCCAATCTTTTTGCCCTTTAATTCTGGGTACTTTTCAATCTGTTTAAAAAATACTCTCATCGTGGCTAAAGTATCGGCTCTGGAGCTATGTTTATCGGTATAGTCGCTACCGCAGTAGTATCTATGTGCCGAAGCCAAATCTCGCTTCTCAAAATGTTTAAAAATATAGCATACATCAATACTATGAACTTGCTCTGCGTCTGGAAAATCTATTCCGCAACGGCAAAACTCCTCTTGAAGTAAAGGGTTATCGTAACTATTATTGTTAAAGCCAATAATATAACAATCCCTCATAAAGTCATAAACATCAACTGCTACATCTTTAAATTTCGGGCAGTCTTTTACCATATCGTCTGTAATGCCATTTACCGCAGTTGCAAAGCTGGGGATCGACATCTCTGGGTTAATTAGCCTCTCGAATTCAACCTCAGTTTTATCTGGCATAACTTTAAGGATGAAAATACTTACGATCCGATCCTTTGCGGTATCCAGACCAGTTGTTTCCAAATCGTAAAATGCCAAAGGTTTTCTAAAATTCATACTTATTTTTTTTTATTTCGATTAACTAAATACTCCACAAACTGCATTATGTAAACAATCGCAACCATAAACGCAACCGCCAACACCAGTAATAATATAGGGTGTTGCCCGACATAATCATTAAAAGCGTTATGGGTTGTTTCGTTCATTGTTATTTTTTAGCATTGTTTTTACTACTCTGCAATTTTAATATATTTTGTACGTTTGTGCAAGTCAATGGGCGAATATATTTATTAACAGTTCCATCACATTTTACAACTAATTCGACTTTAATTCTTTTACGCTTTTTTCTCATAACGAATTCCATTATTTATCTTTATTAATATGGAATACTTCCTCGACTGGTCGTCCAAGAGCTTTTGCAATCTTTATCGCAATTGGCAAGGATATACATTGTCTTTGCCCATTGATAATTCTGGATAGATGTGCTGGATTAGTTTCAACAAGATCAGCCAACTCCTTCTGCGACATATCAATCTCCTTCATTATTTTTTTAATGCTATTGGAGTACATCTTACTCTTCGCCTTGCGTACTACTTTTTTCTTTGTTTTTAATTTGGTTATCATAACCCGAATATATTAATGAGTTTATACTTTTTCATCGTTATTTTTATTATTCTTTTTTAACAAGAAGGTCTTTGTATTATCAAACACCGTTGGGGTTTTATCGTTTATGTTTAACGTCCCCAGCAACTCTTTTATCTCCTCTGTAGTATATCCAGTAAATACAAGGAACTTATCTTGACTTACACGGACACCAATACAATGATTAAGATCGACAAATGTGTAATCCTTTACAAGATCGATCTTGCCCTCGATTATCATTAGCTTGTGTTCAACGAGATTAAATATTTCGTTGACCTCTTTTAGTAAATCACGATCCCAGCTAATGTAATTCTTTATTGTTTTTTTACCGTGAAGTATAGTTGCGTGATCGCATTTAAAAATATCGGCAAGGATTCGAAGCTTAATCCTTAATTTAGACAAGCAAACAAATATTGCAACATACTTTATCTTAACAATCTCTGCCTTTCTGGTCTTTAAATCATAATCCGACATTGGCTGATTATAATACCCAGCGACTATCTCTTTTATGAAATCTACTTGCTTACGAAGAATAGATAATTGTACATAATCATCGTATTGTTCGCCTCGTTTTTCTTTTTCCATAACCATATTTTAAAAAGGTAAATCATCTTCTTCTGGCTTCATACCAAAGTTCCCAACATTATTGCTGGGGTTGACATCAAACTCTGTATTTTGAGGCATTGCACCAAATCCTACTGATGTAGTTTCTTCTTGTTTGTCCCACATCGGATGATTGGTTACTTTAGTTAGCGAGTGTATAAACTGCAAAGGAACTTCGCCCAACTCCCCGTTTCTATGTTTTGCCACTATCAATAAAAACAACCCTTTAGTTTCTAATGTATCGCTTCCGATCTCGTAGGTATCGATCCCATAATATTCGGGACGATAACAGAAAATAACCATATCCGCATCTTGCTCTATTTGACCAGACTCCCTCAAGTCCGCCAACATTGGCTTTTTATCCGTTCTGGTTTCTGCAACACGACTCAACTGGGATAATGCAATAATTGGAATATCCAACTCTTTTGCAAGACCTTTTAATCCCCTCGATATCTCGGCAATTTCTTGTTCCCTATTGCGAATATCAAGACCGCTTCGCATTAATTGTAAATAATCGATTACAATTAATTTAACGCCCTTTTCACGCACCAGCCTCCTTGCCTTGCCCTTTAATTCTACAAGCGATATATTAGGGGTGTCATCGATATATAATGGTGCTGATAATAATTTACCGCAAGTCTTTTCAATATGCAACACCTCACCCATTTCAAGTTGTTTTTTAATGATCCTCGAAGCGTCTATCGTTGATAAATGCGATTGCATTCTTCCGCCAAGCTGGGATTTCGACATCTCTAAACTAAATATGCCAACGGGGATATCTTTTTCTATTGTAGGGAATGTCACCATACTTAACGCAACTGCAGTCTTCCCCATACTCGGTCTTCCAGCGATTATTATAAGATCGCTTTTTTGCCACCCAGAAGTCATTTTGTCCACCAATCTTAGCCCAGTAACAACTCCAGACTGTACACCCGTTTCTGCAACGATCTTACTCTCCTCTATGTTGGATAAATGGATATCTTTTATGGATGATATCTCGTAATTCATTATCGACTTAATGCTATCATCGAGCTTTAACTGTAACTCCGCAAATACATCAAATACATCCTCCTCGTCTGCATACGCTTTAGTTATAGAGCTGGAACAGATTTGTATAATCTGCCTCTGTATAGATTTTTGTTGTAAAATTTTAATATGAAAATCAACGTGACTTGCGGATGCCACTCTCCCAGTTAGCTTTGTTAAATATAATGCACCGCCTACCTCGTCCAGCTTTTTATCGTCCCTTAGTTTTTGGCAAAGGGTTAATACATCTATTGTTTGATTAGCGTGATACATTTCAATAAACGCATTGGCAATAATTCTGTTTGCCTCTCTGTAAAACAAGCCCTCGCTAAAGTCTTTAATAACCCGATCAAATGATCCAGAGTCGATTATTAAAGCACCCAGTACCGCCTCCTCCAGTTCGAGTGCTTGTGGGGGAATTTTACCAAGTTCCGTAAACTCAACGACTGTATTACGCTTGTTATATTTTTTATCTTTATCCCCAGCCATTATACTTCGTATTTAAAGTCAGTCCAATGAATAATCTTTCCAGTAAAATTTACCTTATACCAGCAATTAAAAAAGGATACCCGATCTGGAAATCCTTCGTTTTTAATTAGGGCATTCATTATAGCTTCGTTTGTAGTTACGTTTACGCCATCAATATACACCATAACCCTCCAACTCTCGTTTAATTGACCAGCATTATTACAAGCCCAATAAAACTGTATTTTTTGCGTTGATACACAATCTGCATTGTGAAAACATACAGAACCAGCCTTAAATATTATACCTCTACCAGCTCTCCAACGATTATTTCCATCTCGCCTTATTGTATGAATTATAAACCCATTTATAATTGGCTCTTGATAAATTCTTTTAAATATAATTACCATATCCCTATTTTTTTATTGCTTTTAAAACCGTGTATCTAATTAATGAGGGCATAATAACTCCAGCCAAGCCAATTGCAATCATTGTACTTTTACTCATCTTATTTGGCATTTTAACTGCTGGGTTGTATTTTATCGTTTTGCCGTCCTCCAGTATCCGATTATAACTACCGCAGTATTCACACTTAACGGTATTTGTTTGTGTCGAGGGCAGTCCGCCTCCACATCCGCAACAATTTATTGACCTTGTTTCTTGCATACTTATTATGTTATACAAACATACAACTTATTCGTCCAATCCCAGTATTTTCGCATTGGTTTTTACGTTGGTGTTTTGACTTTTATCCTTATTGTTTGGTAACCAGTAAGAAAAATGCTTTGCACAATCCCCCCAGCCAGTATATTTTTTCTCAAATGCTTTCTGCTCTTTAATAAACAACTCTATTAGATCGGATAATTGCTTTTTATTGATCCCGTGCTTAAGTTGGATAAATTCGTGCATATTTTTAGCATTCCTTAAATCTTCCTCGAACTTATCTATGCTTTGTAAATTAGCAACAAATACATCAACGCTAACTTTATCCAGTCGGCTTCTATCGATATACTTATTCCAGCAATTATAAAATCTGATTTCTGCTTCTGTTATTGCGATCAGCCCACCCTTTTGCAACTCGTTAAACGATACCTCAAATTTATTATAAAATGGGATATCCGCCTTTAACATCTCAAAGGCATTGGAATTAACATTTGTTGGCTTTTTATCGCTGAAGTGCTTTGTGAGGCAACTTATGTAAAGCATCTTGGCAATAGCTGATAGTTTTATCTCGGATACCTCCTTAAATATTTTGTCAATCGTATAAAGGTTGATAACGGTAAGCATTTAATTATATATTAGATAGTATAATACAAATAAATGTTATTGCGGTCATCCCAATTAGCCATAACCAATGTTTTACCATTAGCCATTTTTTATTGTATGGTTTACCCTTTATCTCGTGAAGTAAACACTCGGCATAATATCCTCCCAGTAACATAGCTTTAATACTTTTATTATCTGTAGATTTTATTTTACTGGCATCCCCCAAACATCTCCAGTAACCCTAACTTTTTTGCCACTTGTTTTAACCTCGACAATAACATTTTTCATAAACTCCCCCGTTGGATATTGTTTAACTGCATCGTCCACCGCAGATTCTAATGCTTGTTTGTTTTTTACCTTTGCTTTTCCAATTACGTCTTTAGCAATAAGAACATATTCCGTTTTACTATCAACATTCCTCGTGGATATCATTGTTAGTTTACCAAGTCTATTATAGCAAGAACTTGTTGCCATACATACAATGGCTAAAATCGAGATAATCATTAATCTACTTTTCATTTTAATTATTTTTTAAGGTTTAGAAATTAAATTTTAGTTTATGTACTTTTTAGATAATTCAGTTAAATGGAATTTGGTATGGCTTTTATGGGCTTCCTTTAATAAATATCCCTTTTTCTCCAACTTGCTTAAGTGATAATTTATTAAACTGGTTGGTACTCCAAATATCTCCCTTAAGTGCCAACTTACAACATATTGGTAATTTACATAAAGAGTATCCAATACCCTTTTTAGCCACATTTTTTCTGTTTCGTTTAATATTAAATCGTCCTCTATATTCATAATTAATTTATTTTATTTTTTCGTTAATCCTCTTCTCCAGAATTAGTCCAAGTTCTGTAAGTTTATAATACTTTTTACTTTGGTATGGTCTTGTTTTTATTAGCCCTTTTTTAACAAGCGATCTTGTGGTGTTTGGGTGATATAAGTTGCTATCTTTAAGCAACGTCTTGTTTTTTATAATATACTTAAGACACTCAAGTTGTTTATTGGTAAGTTTTTTAATAATCTTATTTCTAATAATAATGTCATATACCTCTAAACCAATACAAACTATACCCATCGCAACCGAAGCGTTAATTAAATGCTTGTTAATGTTTATTATTTTCGTTTTGGGTTTTTTAATCTTTTTCTTTTTGTGCGTTTTAATCTTTACCATAACTAAGGTTTTTTTATTGTTTTAGCAATTTCTTTAATATCGATCCCCAGTAAGCTCAACGCTTTTTTAAGTCTATCAGCACAAGGCTCTGCGACTTCATCGCTTTGATGTTCTATGATCCGTAAATGGCTATCAAAGAACTTTGGCAAGTCTATTATTAACGACCATTCTTCTAAACGCAATTGCTGGGGCAATTCTGTTTTGCTCAACACCTCTCTTATCGCATTTAATAAAGCGACTTTATCGGTTGTTGCTCTTATTTTTATTATTGGTTTCTTCTGCACCATTATTTTATTTTAATAAATTAAAACAATCATCTAATTCAATTTGAGTACACCATTGCAATCCCGATACATCAATATTAATAGGTATTCTTTCTTTTGCAAGTTCTTTGGCGACTTCTATTCCCAACCATCTTCTACCCCTATTATAAATAATATACCACCCTTTACATCCATTATCTTCTTTTATTGGTAAATATTGCGGACAAACACCTCCTATATCAAACAGATATCCTTTTCTAAAGGCTAAAGTATGACCGTTAAACTTAAAGTGATTTGAATAATTGATAATATAATTGTCCGAATTTTGCATCTGATTATTATTTACTTACAAAGGTTATTAGCTATATAAGATGTTATCGGCAACCTAAAAAGACAGCGTACCTTGTTTGATACTTTCTGAAATTCGTTTGATTGCCTTGTCAATATATTCTTTGTCGATTTCAACAGCGGTTAAGTGTAAATTCATTTTATCTAAACGGTTGGCTTTATCAACTGCCAAAGCTATTGAACCGCTCCCGAAATGGGTGTCTAAAATCTTTGCGTTTAGTTCAGCATATTTTGTAATTACCCAATCATATAAATCAATTGGTTTTTGCGTTGGGTGTATTTTACCATTTTCGCTCCTGCTTAATAGTTTCTTTATTCGAGTAGGTTTTTTAAATGAAGTCCAAGCCATTTCACCATCTGCAAAACTCATCCCCTCACCTATCATTTTATCCCATATTAAAAAACATTTTGCACTTCCTAAGTATTCTAAAAAATAGTTTCCACCCCAAATAATCTGATTTTTTGAAACGCGCTTCAGTTGTTCAAAATATTCATTGTTTGGCGTTGCATTATCCCAACCCTTTGTTTTAAATTGTTTAAAATATGTTCCGCTTGTTTCAATATCAATTCCATAAGGAGGGTCAACAATAGCCAAATCAAAGTATTTATCAGGGTATTGCTTCATAATTTCCATACAGTCAGCGTGGAAAAGAGAAAGAAAAGGCAGCCGATAACACTCGCTATACGCAAGCTGGGGTGTAGTGGTATTTTGAAGGTCTGTCATTTTAATTTAGTTTTGTGTAATTTGATACTTTTGCGCTTCTAAACCCCGCCAGCGCATAGCGGAAACGTTATAAGCAAGCTGGCAGACGTGCTTCGATTTAACATTTCGGTTGAAAAAATTAAAATAAAAAAGCCCACGCACATCAGTTTTTTCAAAACTGTAAGGTTTGTTGTATTGCATCATAATTAGTTTTGTTGTTTGACCATATTGCTTCCGTTGTTTTAAACATAGCACCTTGCATATCTACCATTGGTTTAAATGGCAACCAATCAGCTTTAGTGTTTTCACATACTATTGCTTGTCCATTTCTATCTTTGCACCATTCAGCAAGTTTTTTAAAGTCAATTTGTTTATTACTGCACTTGTATTCGTGTCCACCAAATTGATATGGTGGGTCTATAAACCAAGTTGCTTCTTCGTTTTCTAAATCTTCATAACTTGCTTCCCTTATTTCCCAATGTTTAATTTTATGCAGTTGTGTAGCAACATTATTTAATTGTGTTACTATTCCATCAACAGCATAACTACTTACCGTTTTTCTTAATCCTGTTGTTCCTTGTTGCACTATAAATCCTAAAAATATTTTTTCATCAGCACTTAAATCAAAGTTATCAAGTGTTTCCCCAAGTTTTAAAATTGGCAATTTCCTAATATCGTTTTCACTACATTGTTGTAGCCATTTCCAAGTCCTTACTATTATGTGGTATTTATCTACAAGCAAAACATCGTTCTGCCAATATTTCAAGCTATACCTTGCACTTCCAGCAAAGGGTTCAATTATCCTTTTGTGTTTCGGTGGTGGATAGTAGTCCACTATTTTTGATTTGCTTCCGTAATAACTAAACATATTTTCCCACGCTTTTTTTTATTTTAATTTTTTCTTTAGTGCTTCGATTTGGCATTTGTGCTAAACAATCCAGCCAGCTTATAACAGCGGTTTTGTGCTATTTGCCCCATTAAGTTTGTCGTTAAATTGAAACATTGTGCAAGGGCAAACAGACACAAAGCCGCAAACCGTTATGCACAAGTTTAAGAACCTGCGACATCACATCCTTTTCCGATTGAAAGTGATTTTTTAAATATCTCAACTTTTTGAGTATAATCATTAACAAATCCAATAGACGTTACTCTAAATGATTTTTTATTGTTTTTAAAAACGTAACGCATTTGGATAAGTTTGTAATATCCACTACTTTCAAACATTCCTACATCAAACCATTGTGATTTTTCAGGAAATAAATAATTAATTAGCTTTTTCATTTTATATTGTTTTAAAATTAATAATAAAAACCTGTGCATAACCGCACCTATAAGCAATACAGCCAATGAGCTTTAGTTGTAACTTTATAGCGTGGTGCATGGCTGTACTGCTCATAGCTGCAACACGTTAGCAACAAGCGTAAGAAAGTCCTACGCTCATTACCAACTTGGAAAATTAATCTTTACTAATTTCCCATTCCTTTTTAACAAATCCAGAGAATGAACCAAATTTCTTTTTAAACTTGGATAAACACTCCTTTTTTGTTTGTCCGTAATAACTATATCTTGCCCCATTATGGAACTCGACAGTTAAATTGAACTCTTCACCGTCTTTTGGTCTTTTGCCTTTTGTACGGTCGATGACTTTTATTGCCATGATAAAAAATGTATTAAACGCCAGTTGCTAACACTGTATAAATTCAAGTTGGGCGTTGTTCAAACTTGAAACAGTTGTGCTACTTATATCATTTTGGTAGGTTGACAGGGCATCACACTTAATCCCAACCTGAAATTTATACAGATACCGTTATGTGTAATGTTAAGAAGCATCCGTGCAACTTTGAAGCACTTCAAAACATAATTGTTCAGGGATTCTACTTCTTTCGTAATGTCCGTTTTTACCTTGCGTTCCTGTTTTTGCTCCACGTCTTGCACTTTCATGGTGGCAATGCTTATTCATTACATTACCTTGCTTATCGTATTTGTAATTGTGGCATTCGGATCTTGGTATCCATGTTTTTGAGTTAGTCCAAATATCTGTTGGCTTTGCTCGATCATCTCCATATTGGCAGTACCAAACTGTATGCCTTTTAAATTCTTGCATCCATTCCATGTGTCTTAACATTCCACGTGGGTTTTCAATAAAAAACACCATGTTTGGGTTTATAGCCAACCAGTCTTTTATTAGCTTAATAAAGTGTTGGTTTACGACATCACATTTTTTAGCATAATCGCTTTTAGGTTCTGTTTTATTCCTATGTGTGCTTATCGCTGCAATAGTGTATGTGGTGCAATCAGGCGAAGCCCAAACAACATCAGGAATAAAAGGCACATCTTCTTTTTTAAGTTCGCCAATATCAATCGAAAGGTTAATGTTTTCGTATTGTTCCCAATCAACTGAAAAAACATTCATTCCTAATTTATCAGCAACTTTACCAATACTTCTCGATCCTGCAAATAATTCTAATATATTCATAATTAATAATTTACTAATAAAACACTACACATAACAAAGGCTATAAGCAATTGCCTATCAGCGTTTGTGGTTAATTGAACAGTATTTACAAGGCAACTGCTCATAGCCTCGAACGTTAGGTGTAATGCCAGCGGACACCCTAAAACATTCGGAGTTGGCTGACAAAATCTTTAAAACGCTTTTCTTGTGCTTCATAATAATCTTTGTTAAGTTCAAAACCTGTAAAGTTGAAATTTCCTTTAGCACAAGCAATTCGGCTACTTCCTGAACCTAAATGAGTGTCTAAAATCAAATTGCCTTGCTCTGCATAATTTTGTAAAATCCAATCGTAAATATTTATATGCTTTTGGCAAGGATGTATTTTTCCTTTAAATGTATAGTCAACTTTCAATTTGCCATCAAATCCATTCATATTACCAATATCTGAAAATCGTATCATTTTACATTTGCCATCAAAAGAAGTCCACGCCAATTCAAATTCATCAAATTCTCGTTTCCCTAAATATCCTGCTTTTATAACTGATTTGTCCCAGCATATCCATTGCCGTTTTATTGGCAAATTAAAGTAGTTTCCGCCCCACACTATTTGATTTTTAGAAACTCTAAATAACTGCTCCCAATATTCGTCTGTTGGTCTTTCTTTGTCCCATTCAGCTATTCCAATTCCGTAAGGTGGGTCAACTATTGCAAGGTCAAAATGATTATCAGAAAAGCGTTTTAAACCCTCTACACAATCCTCATTATACACCACAGAAGGCACTGCACCTAACACGGTATTGGCAAAATTGCCGTTCTGTTTTTCAATTAAACTTTCGTCCATAATTTCAACTTTTGTTTTTCAATTTATCTTTCGGTTCGGCAACTTCGCCAATACCCATACGTACGTTCTTCTGTATCCATGCTGTTTATTTTTTTGGTTTAAAGGGGCGAGGCATAAGCCCCAACCCCTCCTTCTGAACAAAGCATCTTAATTAACTATTTCGATTTCTTGTTTTGTATTTTTGCCAATCCAGTCCATTATGGTATTATATGCAATGAGGTTTATGTGATAACCTCTGCCAGTCATAATAAACTCTGTTTTTTGTTTTGTATTGGTTGAGTGATTTGTATATCTGGTAACTCCGTTAAATAACCCCCATAATGTTGCTCCCTCTAACTCCATCTCGGTCTTCATAGCCAGATTTACCTTTTCGGCTACCTTTAGCTTATTTCCGTTAATATCGCCTTTTTTAGCATCAAGGTTAATGTCGAAACATTCCTTAAGAATACTGGCAAAGATCTCGTCACGTAATGGAGTATCTGACATTATCTTGAAATTTTTCATAAGTTTTTCATCCATTACAATAGTACGTCTTAACTCTTGCATCGCCAATTTAATGCGTTCTACCGCAGACTCGGAGTGTCTAAATTTGGGTATATCTCTGTATGCCTTATAAAATGTATTTTCACATACAACGACTGTATTTGAACTACCAAATCCAATCGAGGTTGATCCGTTATGGCTATTAAGAGCAGTAATGTGTCGCCTTACTGAACTCTTGCCAATAAACTCGGTCTTTAACTCGCATTGTAAATACACTTTTTTACCCTCGTGTAGCATCCCTCCACGACTAACATCAAGTCCGATGCCCTCACTTGCCAGTACCAGCGTTTCGGCTAATTGGCTATTTTGGTAAGGGATGTATTTATCGGTAACTGATCCAAGCCATTGTTTTGTATCCTTTCTAAAAATACCAGTACTGCCAGATTTTAGTCCATTAATGTCTGGATCGTCTGATAATGTAACTAAAGGAATTTGAATTACAGACCAGTTTAAGCCAGTAGATTCAAGTACATCGAGAATTTTCTCGTTTTGTTCGTAGGTAGTAACTACCTTTTGTTCGTTTTGGTTTACAGTTGCTTCGTTCATACTTATTAATTTTAACGGTTATTTAATTACTTATTGCACAAATATACAATCGAGATAATTAAAATGCAAGTCTTTATTAATATATTTTTTATTGTTTTATACATTAGTATATTACAATTAACATTATAATTTATTAATTTATATATGTTGCACAATTATATAACATAATCAATTAACTGTTAATATATAAGTTATTAATTTGATAATGCCGACTTTTATAATTAACATTAATCTAATTCAAAGCCATTAATCTCATAAAATCTGGAATGATATAATGCTAATTGGGTTTCAGATAATATTTTCTTAGTTCTGGATGTGTTTAACTCAAAAAAGTTATTCTTGTTTTTCATTATAACACGTCCAGCCCAGTTAAATATCATTTTATCCTTGTGCTTTATCCCTTGACAAGCGTTATAATCCAAGAAAAGAGTGTACTCCTCACCGCTTATTAAATTGCCCATATACGAGGTTACGTTATTTTTTCTAATGGCTAACTGTTTTCCTTCTTCGGTTGTAAAAAGGTTATACCATAAATCGCCACTATCTGCATCTCGCAGTTCGGCTTTAATGAATATCAGTTTTTTCTTTTGCATACTTATTTTGTTTTAGTTGTTTTAAAATATAATTGCTGGGGAGAATATCTGTAATACTTTGGTGTATCTGGCTTTTTTAATTCGATCCACTCTACAGCCTTATTTATTCTATCAAGGTTTGTGTACTCAAATGTTTTTGATTTGGTGTTGTATCCTTGTGCTTTAAAAAAAGCATCAACCTCTGCCTTCCTTTCGGTAGTTGTAAACACACAATCTGTTAAAAACATAAGAAAATCATCGCCCAGTTGGTCGGCTAATTTTAAAAAGACATCGTAAACATATCCAATAATATTATGCCTAATATGTCTATACTCTGGCTCTCTTCTGTTTATGTAGCGTTTGGGCTTCCCTAATTCATCAACCTCCATATCCCGACCTTTATAATGGGTTTCCATTTCGCATTTATCCAGCGATCCGATTGAGGCATTTCTACCAAGTTTCCACTCTTTCTTTTTCAAACCCTTTTTATACGTTTGCTCTGTAATGTACCCAATTTTATAAATCGTTTCCCAGTAGCAATTATTAATATCAACCGAAACACAAACCTTATTTATGTTTTTTTCAATAGCATCAAGGTTAAATAATTGTTCTTTATAATCCCTCTCCCTTCGAACCAGCTTATCGGCATTCATACTTAGCCAAATATCAACATCAAACTTTACTGCCTTTGATAAATGAAATCCTTTTCCAACAACATCATCTGCATTAAACGGAATGTATGTTTTGCCATCGTATTTTATTTTTTCAGTTGTTCCGCTAACAATTACAGTAAAATTATCACCCCTATCCTCTAAAAATTTTTTTATAACTCCGTAACGATTTTCATCGAGGATAAAAACCGACTTTGGAGGTCTGGGGGGTTTTATCGCAACGTCCCCGTTTATTTTTTGATCTCCGCCAATATTATCCTCTTGGGGTGCGTTTACTTTAACCTTGCCCTTCTTTTGTTTTAAAGGGCTTTCTTGGGCTAATTTCTTATCCTTTTTTTCAACAACTTTAACCGAGTTAATATCATTGTTAATAACCATCTCCTTATTATCAATAAGTTTACTCGGTTCTTCACTTTTTTTCTTGGCTTTTTTAATCGCTTTCATACTTATTTTTGTTTTTATAAGCCCAGTCTTAATTGGCTTGTGAAGTCTTTAAAACGCTTTTCTTGTGCCTCAAAATAATCATTATCTATCTCAAATCCAGTAAACTCAAGCCCAGCTTTAAAGCAAGATATTCTACTACTTCCACTTCCAAGATGTGTATCAAGAATTTTCATATTTGGTTCGGAATAATTTTTTAATATCCAGTCGTATAGTTTTATTGGCTTTTGAGTCGGGTGTAAGCGATATAACTTAGGGTTACTTCCTTTAAATATTTTTGCCAGTTTATCGAAAGAAGTCCAAGCGTATTCACACATTGCCAAGCTAAAATCTTCTCCAATTTGCTTATCCCATATTAAAAAACAACGAGTTGGTGGTAAATCAAAATAATTACCGCCCCAAATTATTTGATTTTTAGATACACGAAATAACTCGTCCCAGTACTCTTTGGTTGGAACATTATCCCAGTCTTTATTAACTATCTCGTTAAAATTCATCTTGCCACTACTACCGCCCTTAAACTTATCGCCAATTCCATACGGAGGATCAACGATTGCAAGGTCGAAGTGTTTATTGGTAAAACGCTTAAGTCCTTGTACGCAATCCTCGTTATAAACCATATTTACTATCATAATTCGTTATTTAAAATCAATTCTTAATTGGCTTTTAAAATCTGTAAACCGCTTCTCTTGGGCATCATAGTAATCTTTATCAAGCTCAAAGCCAACAAATTCAAGACCAGCCATATAACAAGCTATGCGACTACTTCCACTTCCAACGTGAGTGTCGAGAATTTTATCGCTCTCTTTAGCATAATTATCAAGTATCCATCTATATAACGTAACGGGTTTTTGGGTAGGATGTATCCTTTTTTCCTTAATTTTCATATTTTCTTGCAACATCCCAGCCCATTTGTGTTTTACTTTTCTTACTGCAGTATTGAACGAAGTCCACGCAAGTTCGCAATCGGCAAAATCTGTACCGCCATTATCTTTATCCCAAACAATCCAACACGAACTATCAAACGGAATCTTGCTTATAAAATGGTTTGCTCCGAAAATTATTTGATTTTTAGAAACCCTCATCAGTTCTTTAAAAAACTCCTCGCTTGGTGCTGATTTATCCCAATCCTTTTTTAAATAATCGATTTTTTTAGCAACACCTCCTCCCTTGCCTTGCCCTTGATTATTTATGTCGATTCCATACGGGGGATCTATAATAGCCAGATCAAATAACTTGTCCGCATACATCTCTATGCCTCGTAAACAGTCCACATTAAAAACTCGATTATCGTAATATCCTTGTTTTAGCATAATTCTTTATTTAAAATATATAAACTTAACATCCTCCGCATTTTAGCTTTTCGGCTTTTGTGATCTTTAGAAGGTCTACTATGTTTTAGACCACACGCACAAGGAATTGGCAGTTTTGTAACCCCAAATTTACCAGTTGATGTACAATCAAATGGGTAATCTTTTTTCTTAACTCCGTAAGGTTTCATATTTTATAAATTAAAAGTCCATTTTTAACTGACTTTTATGAAAATTAAACTGCCTTTTGCCAGTTTCAAAATATTTTTTATCAATCTCGCAAATATCGAGGTTAAAGCCCTCTATATCACAAGCAATCGCAATACTCATACTCCCCCCGTGAGTATCCAATATTTTATAATTTGGCTTACCAAAGCGTTTTAACTGCCATCTATACAAATAAATTGGCTTTTGTGTTGGATGTATTCGTTCTATTCCATCTTTTGCATTTGCCCCAACCCAGCTTTTGTTAATCTTTCGCAAAGTTCCAGCGAAACTCGTCCACGCAAGTTCGCCATCGGCAAAATCATTATCCCCAGTTCCTTTATCCCAAAAAAGCCAAGCTCCCGTTGGTTTTAAAAACTCGGTCATATAATTACCTCCCCATACGATCTGGTTTCGAGATACACGAAATAACTGATCCCAATATTCTTGAGTTGGAATTGCATTATCCCAATCGGCTTCTCCCCGATAAATTCTTTTTCCAGTACCGAGAGTCATTTTATTTACCCCGATTCCATAAGGGGGATCGTCAATCGCTATATCATAGCAATTGTCTGGCTTCCCCCTCATAAATTCAATACAATCACAGTTAAAAAAATTAATTTTTGGCATACTTATTCGTTTTTATTTTAATTTTTCACTCTTAACTCGTTAAGGATTTTAACATTATAGCAAATTGATCTGGAGTTATTAGCTTTTTCTCAAGCATATCCATCGCTTTTGTCAACGCTTTCGCTTGTTCCTCCCTTGCTCTTGCCTTTGCAATCTCAACATCTTTATCTTTTTCAGTTGGTTCGGCTGGTTTTGTTGGAGCTTCGGCTGGTGGCTTTGGTTGTTCGGCTGGTGGTTCTGGTGGTTTTTTACCTTGATCCTCTGGTTTTGTTGGGGGAACTGGGATTTTTGTTTCGCATTCTTTTTGCCTTCCATCTGTTTTAACCTCGTAATTTACATAGGTAATCCAGTCGGTTTCAGATATTTCAAAGTATGCTGGTGGGCTATCTGTATAATAAAGCCGAAGATATTTGTGCATATTTTGTTTGTAATACTCCAGCATCTCCTCCTTCATCCCTTTAAACTCAAACTTTTCTCTCCCGTCATCAAAATACACCCCGATCATAACTCCTTCAAATGTAGGATCGCCCAATAATTTATCGGCAAAATCAAAAAATCCAAAACAGTCTGGAAAAACTTTAACATTACCGCCCTCCACATAAATAAAATAAAGTTGATCGATATTGTTTTCGACTTGTTTTATTGGATCGTTTAGAGTTGCTTTGTTAATAATACTGGCAAAGTGATTAAACTTTACCCCCAGTTTTTTCCCATTCTCACGGCAATATTTACTTAAGATTTTTTGAACAAGTCGATATCGTGGAACTGGCTTATTTGGATCAGATGTGCCTCTTCCCTTTGTTTTACGGGGACTTCCGCCCTTTTTCT